TGTCTTGCTAATCTTCCTTTGAGATGAAACTGTTAAACCAGTTTTACCCTTCTTGGATTCTTTAGCTGATAACTGAGCCTTCAAATCGGCTATCTCTTTAGCCATATCTTCTTTTGTCGTCATACTATACCACCTTCTGACATCGTATGTCGGGCTTTTGCCTCAGTTGATTTTGAGTCGTGGTTGTTATCCCTACCTCTCGATTGATTGCAGTTTTGTCGTTCTACATTCTGTCTTGTATCTACCAAACTTGTTTGGTTATGAATAGATAATGAAAAAAAAGAAAAGGTTGTTTCACCTTTGGAATTTTTAGACATCTTGAAATGTCCACCAAATGTGAAGCCTGTTTTCTTCTCGAGAACTGGTATTAATTTCTCGATTTTGTCAGCAAATACAAAGAGGTTGTGACCATATTTGGTTTGATTTTCCTTCTCTTGAGTTAGGTATTGTGAGAATTGTTTTCTTACATTACCTGCTTTAGTATAGAATACGCTTTGTTCTATACCTGTCAAGAGTACGCTAGAGTGTTTATCCATGCCTACTGAGTGCAATACATAGAATGTATTTGCTAATACAGGCATAGATGTGTATTCTCTTTTCTTTGGGAATTTTTGCATTCTCTTTGTTTTGTTTGTGGCTTTTGTTGTGGTCTTAATGGCTTGTATGTAGTGGTTCATAGCACGTTCATTAATACTAGTGCTAATACGTACGGCTTTTACCACTATGCGACCAAGTAGACCGATTTTAGATTTTGCCATGAGTTAGTATTGTTTTTGTGTAATATAAGCAATAATTACAGGCACGAAATAAAATAAAGTTAGGCACGAATTCAAACTATTTCCATACTGTATAGAATCTTGATATTTGGTAGCTGGTCGATATGGCGAAAATTCAAAATTTGAAACTTTTCAAAATTACAAATCGTAGATACAAATCCGGGGCTTAATAGTCACGGGTGCCACACAACGGACATTTAACTGCTTTGAAGCGTACCTTACATTTTTTACAGAGTTTTCCAAAAAACTGATTCATTTCGAAATCTCTACTTGTATACATCATCACATCACCAGAAGAGTAACTCCTAACATAATCGGAACAGCGATAGCTGGTATGACAATCATATATAATTCGGGGTGCTTTTGGAAAAGTTTCATTATCCTACACCTGTATTGAATCCTTTCACTTGTTCGGGTGCTTCGTTTTCAATTCCGTCGCTGACAAGAGTTCCTTGGATTCTGAATATACATCTTATCAAATCTCTTTTACTATGATTATTAAATGGTTCAGTACAAGCAACACATATACAAGCACCTATTATTTTATTACCTAACCTTGTAGACTTTGGCTTTTTTCTTTCTCTAGACATTTATAACATTTCTCCCATTAGTCAAGTCTGCTATATCAACACCTACATACTTTACACGCTGAAAGCGTTTGAGGGGGTAAGCAAATTGTTTGATTCTGCCTTCGGCAACCCTATCATGTACCTCAGAGCTGAAAAATTTACGATCCGTACCTGCTTTACCATAAAAGTCATCATATCTCTGCTTAGTAATAGCATCAGGGTAATATATCATTAATATCATATGAGCAAGCTCATGACATATAACACTCATGTTCTGTAAACGAACTAGAGGGTTTTCGGAATCTATCAAGTAACAAGTTATATCACCAAGTCCAGTAACCCCATGAGGAATAGAATAATCTAAATTATCTTGGTTGGCTCCATGATAAAATGATTGATCAAACATCTTAACATCCTTTATAATGATTTTCCATGTATCTTGCGCCCGAAGTCTTTCATAGTCTTTATAATGGTAGTGTTCATAAATATAATGTAATATCATTTTTTGATAAAGCTTTTGGTCTAAGTTTTTTGTTTCAAAAGAAATTTCCATGGTTAATCAACAGGCTTGGGCTTTATAAATGTTTGCTCATGTTTACTGTGATGTTTTAATATCACATAAATCTTATCAATTGTTCCCTCGAACTTCCACTTACAATGAGGACAGCGATAAGTAATCATTCTTCCTTCTCCTCGCGAAGTCTGTCTTCGCATAGGAACGTCAACTTCCAAAAAGTTCTTTTAGCCTGACGGCTTATGTTTGTTGGACTATCTTTACCGAATGCTAGACTAAACCAATTTAATAGTTCTTCATAGTCTTTTGTATCAAAGTCTACTATTTTAACGCCACCTTCTCTAAAGCAAGAACCATCATACGATACTGTTCAGGGTTTTCATCTTTTACTATTCCGGCTAATGCTTCGAGTAGACCTGCAAATGCACCTAAAAATGTATCTAACTCTTCAGGGTTCATATATGGAACTTCATCAGGTGTTTGATGCTTAAAACACTTTAAAAAGAAATTAGCACCTGCACCTATTATCTCTTCCATGTTTTTTTAAATATATACACTTATAAATACTTTAAAGTAGCTGGCTCGCAACACCAGTCCTCTGCGTTTGCAGAATGCTAAAGCTCACACCACTACTAATCTTTATATAGACAGATTGTTTTTAAAGTTTAATGTCTGAGGAAAATAATGAAACAGTGTTAGAAGGAACAACTACAAGTGTATCTTCTATCGATAATCGAGTACCAGAAGAGAAAAGTTGTTGCGTATGCACCTCTGAAGCCAGATGTGTAGAATGCTATGATAAAGAATGTAATTGTGCGTAAACGTTACACTTTTTTAACATTTTTTTAACAAAGTTTATATACACTAACATTAAGAATTATGCATGGGATTTAAAGAGAATTTAACGAATGCCTTTAAAAGCCTTAGAGGAATAAATAAATCTTATAGTGAAACCACAGTAAGACCTTCTATTGCTCAACCTTATATGAGTACCGATACTGGTGCTAAACTCCCGATATTTCCATTCCCATTAATTATGATTTATGAATTAGCAGATAACATAGATTCTCTCAGAATTCCAATCGAAACCTTGAATCGTGAGATTTTCAAGAATGGATTTGAGATTACAGAGAAATTCAAATATAAATGCACAGTTTGTGCTAAAGAGTTCCAATACAAGCCTTTAGCAGATAATGTTGCAGATGACCAACCTCACGAAACCAACGAGAGTTTGCATCCGGCAATTGGCTCAGACAGAACCAATAAGGCTTTGCCTACGGCTCAACAATTACAATGTGATAATTGTGGTTCTACTGATTTAATTAGACCAGATCCAGAGCATAGAAAGATTTTAGAGAATTTATTGAATACACCGGTTAATGGAAACGAACAAACCCTCGAGGACATCGCTAGACAGCTTGAACGAGATTTGGAAATAGCCGACAACGCATACCTGCTTGTTTTGAAAAATTATTTTATTAATGATAGTACAGGCGAAATTGATCCGAAAAAGACTGAGATAAAAGAACTGCTTCGCATTGATCCACCACAAGTTGCTATGATTGCTGATAGTGATGGTAGAATTGGCTATGATGATAAACACAACCCCGTTTTCGTGTGCCCACGTTTTGAGCACAGAGATAAACGTCTAACGACTGATAGATGTGACCGTTGTGATAGTAGAGCATTGAAAGCAGTTGCAGAAGTTAACTCTGTTTATTCTGTAGGTATACCACAACCAAAGAGAGTTATCTATGGTCAAGGAGAAATTATTTGGAAAGCAGGTAAATACAAACCGGGCTTGATTTATGGATTTTCACCAATTTATTCCATTTGGTCTAAAGTTATGGCTCTATCACATATGGATGAGTATATTAGAAAATACTTTGATAAGATGAGACCACCAAGAGGTATGTTAGTTATTGCTTCTCGTAACTATGAAACATTTAGAAAATCATGGGATGCATTAGAACAGAAAGCAACAGAAGATCCTTACATGATTCACCCATTACTTGTAGAAAGTGATAAAGGTGGAAAGAACATGGCACAGTGGTTAGACTTTACAGGCTCATTAAAAGAATTAGAATTTACAGCAATTAGAAAAGAATTAAGAATGATCATCGGTGCAGTATATGGTGTGTTACCTTTATACTTTGGTGAACTTCCTACTGGTTGGTCACAAGAAGGTCTGCAAGTAACTATCACCAACAGAGCAGTTAAATGGGCACAAGATGTATTACAACAATCATTCTTAAAGAAATTAGCATTATTACAAGGTGTTGATGATTGGGATTTGAAATTAAAGACAGGTGAAGAGACAGATAAACTAAGAGATCTACAAATTCAAGGTGTAGAGATTGAAAACATGACTGCATTACAGAATTTAGGATTTGAAATTACAAGAACACACACAGGTGAATTCAAAGTGAGTAAAGATCCAGTTATATCAATTACAGATATGATGGCAGCCGAAGGTGAACCAACAAAGAAACCGGGTGGACGTGGTAGAGGTACTGCTGCACCTAAAGAAGAACAACAAAGATTTGAAGGTGAACCAAAACATCAAAGACCATCAAGAGAAGGTGGTATGTTACAAGGATCACCAGAAAAGAAACCAGCAGCATCTGTAAGAAGAAAAGGTGATTTAGATTTAACATCAAAATTCAAAGATGGTATTACACCAGATAATTTTGAACTAGTAAAAAATACTTTACAGAATTCACTGGATTATGGTTGGACAAAAACCAAAACAGTTGAACAACTTAGAAAAGTAGCACGTATGACAGTACGTCAAGCAAGAGAATGTGTAAAGAATGAACTAGGAGAACAAAGGAGGTGGGAAGATGGTATTCCGGAAGAAAAAGAAGAATAAAGAAGCAGAAGAGAAAATAGAGAAGGCAGTTGTTAAGCCTATTAACAAAGCTGATAACTATAAACTTGTTATAGATTCTTTGAAAGAACTAGAAGAACTCGTACCACAGAAATGTGTTGATCATTATAGTTGTAGCAACGGCTTTGTTATTCTACAGAACGCAATTAAACAAATCAAATTGGCAGGTCAATAATGGCAACAAAATTAGATAATAATTCACAATCAAACGATCTAACAAAAAAGCTATGGGATAAACATCAAGCAGATGAATATACCCATGTAGATAACTACAAAGAAGCTATTTGTATAAATTGTTTTAAGAGAGATGTGTCTATTGCAACCATATGTGATATTTGTGGAGACTGTGCAGGTAAAAGAGGTAGAGAACCACTTTTAGCTAAAATAACAGACAAGTATTATGGTCTATGTTATTTTTGTGGTAAATATAAATTTAACATTGAACAAATTAATGCTAGGTTCTGTAAAACTTGTCATGGAAGAATAGCCAAAGTAATGAAAGATTATAATAAGAAAGGTGGTATGTTTGGTGCAGATCCATTTTGGTTAAGGATGAAAAAGAAACATGGTAAAGATTGGATGCATATAATGAGTAAGGAGTTAGGTAATAAGAGATGAGTGATTGGGGTTCAGGTAATTATCCTATACAGGCTTGTCCTAAATGTAAAAAGAAGGCAGGTTATACATGGACTTGGGGTAAGAATGATGGTCATTCAAAAGGTTACTCAACTTGTAAAGGATGTAAAGCAAAGTTTTAATCTAAACCTTTTCTTTTTTCTAATTTCCATTTATCATATTCTTTAAGATCTGGTGGAGTTAATAACAACTCTAATAATTTTTGAATTGTTTCTAATCTATCGGCTATTTCATCTAACTTATAATTTGTTAAACCCAAAGACTTTAAAGATAAAAAATCAAGATTAACCATTGCATAACACCAGATTTATCCTATCTAAACTTAAATCATACATTCTATATGACCAATCTAATTTTACAGGTTTTTTTGGTCTATCACCATGGAATCTACCAACTCTCATTACCATCATTGGTTTTCTAAAACGCCTTGTACAGAATTCTATTTGATCTGTTTTAGGATTATATCTAGATTCATCATACTTTACTAATTTTTCATCACCTTCTTCCCATTTACTAATATCATTGTTTCTAAAATGAACTATTGATCTACTAAGGTCTGGTCTTTCTTTTTCTAAATTTGTATTTGTAACTATCCAGAGTTTCTCTCCTTTAATATAGAAATCTTTTACATCTGTTTCAAATAAAATAGAATCAGATTTGTTTTTATATACAGCTCTATATGTACTAAAAGAATCATATACATGGAATGTTGTAGCCATAAGAATTCAAGGGAAAACTTATTAATAAACGATTCCCTTTTTCGATATGACAGAAGAAATAAAATGTTCATCATGTGATAAACGTATGTATGGTTATACTGATGATATACATGATATTTGGATTTGTTATAGATGTGGTCATTATAAAGGACAATCTAATGCAGATATGTTGTTTTTTGACCTCGTGAATTCAGATCCGTTAATTCTTATAGAACTGGTGGATAAGAAATTCCTAAGACCGATGAAATAATTATATACTAGAAATATATCATAATTATATGAACGTAGCACGATCAGCAGCCCGTATATCCGGAAACTTTGGAGTTTCGTTTTTCTCTCCATTAGTGGGTGGTAATGTAGCCGAATCCATATATGATGTAGGTGTTTCTTTTGAAATGTCTATAGTAATTGCATTAATTTCAGCAGCCTTTGTAACAGGTCTTGCTATATCTAAAGAAGCATCAGAATGGGGTAAACAGAATGACAAAAAAAGAAAATAAGAGATCTTGTGAATGGATAAAAGAGTTTCATGATAAGTTTTGCTTCCTATGCCTAGTTTTTAAATAAAGTTTATATAACGGTATTCTGTTGAGCTGACATGGTCGATCCAGTATTAATCACTGTTGTAGCAGCAGTAATTGGTGCAGGCTTGAACACTTTACGTGGCTACTTGAACTCTGAGGAACAAGCATACTCAGCAAGAAAGCTCGCAGGTGCTCTAATCATCTCCACATTTGCTGCAATTGCAGTCGCACAGACTATTGCAGTAGAAGGAGTTGGTTTGGTTGGTCTAGGCTTAATTGGTCTAACTACCGGCTTCGCAGCAGACTTCGCTGTTTCAAAGGCAAAGAAAGAGTAAGAGTAGGCAATATTTTGGGTAAATTACCCACCCTACATCCCTTTTTTTATCAAACTTTATATACTTAATGAATGAATTGTTAATAGACATGGATCCATTGTTTTTTAAGCAAACCCTAACGAAAAGTCTAGAACCAATTAATTCTGAAGAAAGATTCTTTGAGGGAATACTCACAGTTCAAATGAGAGATAAACAAAATGAGATTACAGTGACTGATGAGTTAATGAAAGTCCTACCTGTCTGGATGGATAGAGGGGCACCTATTACAGACACTCATACAAACAGAGTAGTTGGTAAAGGTATTAATTTTGCAAGATTGGAGATTAAAGATGAGGAAGGTGCTGAAATACCAGCTATAAAAATTACAGGTAAAATACATAAGAATTATGAACTAGATGATGAGATTTGGGATAAAATCAAGAGTGGTGAGTATAAAGGCTTGTCATTCGGTGGTGCAACCAAAGCAGAAAGAGAACCAATCACTATGAAGGATGGTTCAGTAGCATATGCACTAAAAGACTTGGAACATTATGAAGTAGCAGTCTGTGAAGATCCAGCAGTACCATTAGCATTAATAACTGACTTTAACCCATTGGCAAAAGCAGTAACTCAAGGAAAGGTTCTCGATAACGGTAAGATGAAGATAAATTGTGATAAATTTGGATGTGCTGTAACTAAAGATGCTAACCTAACAGAAGCAGATACATTTGAAGGTAAAGTAGCAAAACTAGTAGCAGATGGTAAAACACATGAACAAGCAGAGAAAATAGTAGGTTCATTCGTTAAAAACAAAGATGATGATAGTGATCAAGGTAAAGAAGGCGTATCAGATGCTGAGACTGATCAGACACAACACGGTATGTATAATCAAGATGTAGACGAGAATTCCAGCTCTGGACGTAAAATTAAAGAAGATTTCACTGGAACAGGTCATCCACAACCAAAAAATCCAGAAGAAGGAGATATTATTGAAAAAGATCAAGCAACTCAAGGTAGAGGTATGGGAGTTAGAGGTTTAGGAGCATACAATACAGCACAACAAGGAAATGAGATATTAAACCAAGTTTCAGAGGTTAAAGAACCAGAAACAGAAAAATATATAAACCCCGAAAAAGTTAAATATAATAATAACATGAGCGATTCTGACAAGAAAATTGTAGACAATGAAGTAGAAAATAAAGCACATGATGAGGAAGAACCTAAATCAGTCGCTGTTGAAGAGAAATCTGAAGACAGAGAAGATGAAGAGAAAACCAAATCAGAAGCTATTAAAACTTCAATCGACACTCTCGTAGAGCAAATCAAATCACTCGCTGAAGGTCAAACTGGCGTTCACGATTCTATCAAATCAATTGATGGAAGATTAAAAGCTCTAGAAACCCCAACAGACTTACCATTGAAACCATCAGGTTCTGAAGGTGGAGATGATGTAGGTGCAAATGTAAAGGTTCCAGAAAAACCATATCCACAAGGAGATCAATCCGGATTGGATAGTGATAGATCTGGAGATGACAAACCTTCCACTGATAACGGTGGATTGCGAGCATCCGAGAAAGCCGAATTAGTTACAAAATCTCAACACAACTTTACAACTGAAACTCCAAGACCAAGTGCAGCACTAGAAACTGTTGAAAAATCTGGTAAAGACTTTTCACCAATTTTGAAAGATGCAAGAGGACAAGGATATGAAGGACTAAGTAAAGTTGCACAAGACATTCTCGCAGGTAAATACTACAAACCAACAGAAGAAGAGGTAGGATTCTAAAATGGTTCAAATTAAAACTATTGACGAACTCGAAGCTCTCTACTATGGATACAACAGAAACCTCCTAAGAAAAGCAGATGCTCCAGTTACAACATCAACAACTGGTACATTCAACGCAATCTTCGGAGCATACGCATGGGCTCAATTAAACCTTGAAGCAAATGCATTTGGTATACTACCAAAATATCCATGGGATAAATCTGGATGGCGTGTAATTACAGCAAAGCCTACCTTAAATACTAACCAAGGCAACACTGCTTTAGGTGGTACAGCAGAAGGTGGCAACATCGCAGAGACCGTAAAACCAACACTTCAAGAAATTGATGTACGTCCAAAAACAGCTCAGTTGCCTTTCAGTGCATCTGAAGTTATGGAATGGTTGGCTACACACTCTAAAGATGACATTTGGGGAGGACTTGGTTCTCTCAGATTGTACATGGCTGTACAACACAAAGAATTCCTAAACAGAATGTTATTGGCTGACGTAGAATCAGAAGCAGCAGGTGCTTCTGGCGCAAACTCTGGTCATAAAAACTTCGAATCCTTAGATAGAATCATCTCCAGCGATGCTGAAGAAGATGCACTAGGTGGTTCACACGCAGGTTACTATGATCCATGGGCAGCAAACGCAACCATTGACAGAGATAGTGGAACTGACTTCGACTCAACAGTAGAATCAGCTTCAGGTACCATTGGTACTAACGGAGTCCTTACCGACGATACACTACGTACTTTCTTAAGAAAGATCCGTATTGCAGCAGGTAAAGATCCAAACGTATTCCTAGGTTCCCACGAAGTTTACTCCGAAATACAAGGCTTGTATATGCCTTCAGTCCGTATTCCAAACCCATACGGTGAAGCATTAGTCCAAGTTGACGTAAACGGAATTCAAACATTTAAAGGAACAGGTGTAGGTATTCACGTAGATTCAATCTATGGAATCCCATTCATCCCATCAAAGGATGCACCAAGCAACTCATCCGACTCAGCAGAAATCGGTAGACTATTTGCATTAGATACTTCTGATGCAGAAGGTTACGGATATCCAAGAATTGGAATTCAAATTGCTATCCCAACTGAATACTATGAAGCAACCAGACGTTCACCGGGCTATCCATTCGTAAACAATGCATTTGTTGAGAAAGGTGTCTTCAGAACTATGGGCGAAACTGTATGTCGTCACTTCAAGTCACAAGGAAAGATTAGAGATATCAAACTCTAGAATAAAATACCTTTTTCTTTTTTTTTAAACAACTACCTAGCGTATGCTAAGGGGGGAAATGCTTATAGCTTAGTAAGTATTACAACCTATAATGAACGTACCATTAACAGAAAAGGAAAGAAAAGCTTATCCTAAAGGTCATCTATCAAAAGATTTAACCCTTAAATAGGTCAATATTTCAATAACTCTATGTCATATAGAGATACTCCTATTTTTTCTAAATGGATTTTTATAGTTCCTATAGTTTTATTTTTCTCTATAATGATGTTTGGTTTAGCGTTTCATGATCCAACGCCAAGTACAAACGCTCCTTTTGATAGACCTGATTGTATAAATCCTAATACAGCTCAAACGAGGGTGTGCCCATAATGTATGAAGATGAGAAAACTTGGAAACAACATTATGATGATTGGGTAGTTATCATTAAAAGAATACCTGAAATATCACCTCAAAATCTCTACAGAAGGAAACTTATTCAGAATCTAATAGACACTTATGAGCGAAACTTTATAAAAGATAAGTAATCTCAATAATCAATGGCAGTAACAGTCAGTACAGCAGATTGGACTAATGCTAACGTCAGAAAGACACTTTCATGGCAAGCAGCATTAACCTCAAAATTGCGAGTATATAAAGTCAAAGTCACAGCAGGTGGCTCTGATGCATATGCAACCAACGGAGTGTCAGCCGACCTTAAAGAGGGAAGGATTTCTACACTAGTTGCAGTGATTCCGGAATTCACCGATTCACTATACAAAGTAGAATATGACAAGACAAATGAGAAAATCAAACTCTATTCCGTAGGTGGCTCAGCAGGCGCAGTATTTGCAGAAGTAGCAAACAGCACCTCAATTGCAAACAAAGTATTCGAATTTCTAGTCATAGGCTACTAGAGTCCAAAATAGCCAACTTTTTTTTCTCAATAAAGTTTATATATGAACACATGAATAAACCTGTATGGTAGAACTAAACCACAATGTAGCAAATGTCAACGCTGATGCCACTATAAAAGGTGGACATGGAGTTGTAGTTGCTGTAAAAGTCACAAAGAAAGGTTCATCTGGTTCAAAAATTCAATTAAGAAATGGTACTAGTAATTCAGATCCTATAGAGTTTACAGTTTTTGGCGAAGATATACAAGATAATGGAAGAATCCATAGAAGATTTGAGAATGGTATTAGGTGTGATATAACCGGAGATGCTGAATATCTCATCGTCTTTAAGTAAATTTAAATACGATATCACCTCAACACTATCATGGCTACGACCTACTGTTCAGTTGAAGATGTTGCAGATTTGCTCAGAATCCCCATTACTGCTACTACTATTCCTAATAAGGCTCAAATTGAAAAAATCATAAACAGAAAAGAAGATGAGTTTGACAGAAGAACAGGTCATGCTTGGAGATCAAAAACAAAGACAAAAGAATTACATGACTTACCATTACTTTATACTTTTGGTTGGGGTACCCCAATATTTCTACAACATAGAAACATCTATGAACTTGACACATCACAAGGAGATAAAATAGAAATTTGGCAAGGTGCTAGTGCAACTTGGGAAAATATTGTAACAAATGAACAATGGTATGATGCAAACTATGAAAGAGGAACAATACATCTCAGAGGTTTCATATTTTCTATATTAAGAAAAAACAGAGTTAGAGTTACTTATAGATATGGTGGAGAGAATTATGCAGGCGACACAACAATACCATATGACGTTGAAGACTGTGTTGTTAAAATGGCAGCCATAGATGTTCTCAATGGAAGTTTAAGAATGGACAGATTACCAATAGGTGGTTCAGGTGTTGATCTTGAATCAATCAAAAAAGATTGGAGATCTGACATTGAGAAGTGTATTGAGAATCGTAGAGAAGTATTTGTGATACCTTAGATGGCAGGTACAGTATCCGGTGCAATAAAAGGATGGATAACAAGGAAATTAAGAGAGAAAGATCCAAATCTAAATTTTGAAATTGTTACAGGGTTGGTAGTTGCAGAAGATATTACTGATGTTGAAGATTTTTTAACAGAACAAATGGTAGAAGACTATGGTATTGATAAAGAATATTTGAAAGATAAAAGAATATACTATGAAGATGGTGAATGGAAAGCAGATCAATCTGTCCAAGAAACACTTCAAATCGAAAAATATGGTGTGCCAAAAAGTGACAACCGTAAAATAATAGTTAATATTAATGCAATAAAGAATTTTGTTAGAGCTAAGGGTTATTATAAAGAGATTAAAGAAGGTTCTTGGCTAGCAAGAAGGCTTAAAAACAAAAGCATATCACAAGATTTTCTTAATTATGGTGAAGGTTCTGAAGAATCTGGAATAACACATGACAGATTAATTAGTGATATTGCATATGCTATACAAGATGATTGGTTTCATAATGGGTTTAAAACTGAATGGGAAAAAGATCCAAATAAAGACAATGTATGGAAAAATAAGTATACAGATAAGGTAATACCTGATAGATTAGTAAAAAAGAAAAGGTTAGAATAAGTTAATTTAAATACACGATATATCTATATAAAACATGGGTAGTGCTCTATACATTGCATTGAATGACTTAAAATCAGTCATAGAAGAAAAATGGAATACAGGCTCAACTGATGCCGGATATCCACCAAGAGTTGTAAAGGTTTGGGAAGAAAAAACAGTAGGTTATGGAGATTCAAGAAATCCAGTAATTCTTTTGAAGCCAGAAACAGAAGATATAGAATATTTTAATTTATATGGTACTAATCATCTTCACGAAGTAATAGTGGAATTAGATGTGAGAAGTTATCTTAATATAGAAAATCATGAAGATATTATTAATGAGTTACAGAGAATAGTGAAAGACCAAATAAGACGGTCTGATTTTGTTGATTTAAGACTTATGGGAAGTGAATCCCTCAGTCATTTATACAGAAATATGTATAGGCACATTCTAACAGTCAGTTATAGGAAAATTGATCCATAGGCAATATTTAAATACTTATAGAGAGGAATGATATTATCATGGTAAGAACAGGTGCACATGGCTATATACAATACGCTTGGGAAAGTACATTCGCTACAGATCCCGGTTCAAGTGCATATACTAAACCATTTGGATTACAACAATCAGTAGGCTCAATTACATTAAATAACTCTAGAAAAGATATCAGAAAATTAAATCAAGTTGAAAGAGAAGCATTTGCTTACGGACAACAGACTGGTAGTGTAGCAGTAGACTTTGTATTATCAAACCCTTGGTTGTTCAAAGCACTATATGGAAACGCAGCAACAACAGGCTCATCAGCACCATACACTCATACATACGAAGATGCACCAAAAACAGCAACTTCATTCAGTACAGAGGTAGGATTTGCAGGTGAGACAGAAAACATATCAAGAAAAATGCTTGGTTGTATTTTGACAGGTTTCACACTTAACACAGCAGTAGATGACTTAGTTAACTGTTCTGCTGATATAACATTTGGTTCTGAAGGAGATGCAACAACATCATTAGATTCTACACCAGCAGCAGATGATATTAATTTCCCATACACATTTGCACATGGTACATTGAAATGGTATAACGGTTCATCATTGGCAACAGTAGCAGAAATACAAAACATCTCAACAACATTTACACAAAATGCAAACTTACTTTATGCAATAGGTTCACATAAAGCAACATCAGCATACAGACAAGGATTTGATATTAATGGTACATTCCAATCATCATGGAAAGATAATAATAAATTACAACAATTAATAGACCAAATTGATACTCCACCAAGTTCAGAAATTCATTCTGGATCAAGTGCAGCATTAGAACTTAAATTTACAAATGGTGGTTCAGGTGCAGCAGAGAAATCAATCACAATTACTTTACACGGTGTTACAATAGATACACATAATGTAGATGGTATTGTTCCAGTAGAACCAGTCTTCGAAACAATTAACTTTGAAGCAAGAGGAGCAAGTGTAGTCTGTAAGAACGGCATATCAGCAGCACTTTAGGAAACCTTTATATTACCGAATTATTCTATATTTTCTATGGCTATACAGACTATTACTGTAGAAATTAAAGGAGTATCAGAAGTTATTGAATTCGAAGATGATATGCCTTTTGGTGTGTTTGAAAAAATAATTAAGAAATCTGCTAATATACAAAATGAAGAAAATTTACTAGACAACGTTCAACAATATAGAATGGAAATTATGTTAAACTCAATTAAGAAGGCACCCTTTGAAATAACAAAGGAAGGCATTGACGGTGTTGGCTACAAGACCGTTACCGAGATAGGAAATAAGATTCTCGAATACTACCCTTTAGGGGAATACTTGAGTCAGATGATGGAGCCCTTCAACGACTCACCGACTTCGAAGTAATAATATACGATATTTATCTAATATGTGCTACTCAATTTGGGTGGACTAAAGAACAAGTGGATTCACATCCTTTTAAATTCTTAAAGATATTATTAATGAAATATCAGAAAGGAATGAAGCAGGCACAAGGTAAAGCATATCAACCTCTAGGAGATCAGCGTGTAAAGAAGCCAAAGAAGAATAAGAGAAACTTAAATAAGACCAAATCTTAATCAAATATATATGGCATCAAAGAGAGATACTGGTAAAGATATAGCTGACAACACAAAGAAATCAGCAAAATTTGAAAAAGATGCAAAAGATGCTCTTAATAAAATTGCAAATTTACAAGATAAATATATGAAATTTTACAGTCTTGATAGAAGAAACATGACTCCTTGGAAAAGAAAGGAGGTAGCTGCTAGAACAGAAATGAATAGTAATTTAAAGAAATTACAAAACGATATGAAAAAAGTAAAAGATGCTTTAGGTGTAGTAGAAAAAGAAACAAAAAAGAAGAATAAAAAGGATTCAAGTGGAGAAAAAAATACTGGAGGTAAAGATGCTAAAGATGCTAAAGAGGAAACCAAAAAAGGATTCAAAGGAATGCTTAAAGGTTTTGCAAAGACATTATCACCTCTAAAAATGAAAGGAAAAGATAAAGGTGAACAGACTGGTAATGCCATGAAAGATGCAATGAAGTTTGCAGTTGGTGGAAGTATTGTTGGTATGCTAGGAAAGAAATTATTTGATTCATCACCTATATTAAAGACAATGATGAGTTTGTTTAACACATCTATCATGTTAATCTTTAGACCTATTGGTGACTTTATTGGTTCATTCTTAAGACCTATTATGTTATTCTTTATGAAAAATATTGCTATACCATTTTATAAGAATTCCAAACACGCTATGGGATTAGGAGAACAATACGGTAAACAAGCATTAGGGTTCTTATTAAAACCAGCAGAAACTATACACGCTGCAATTGTTTCTGCTATGGCTGATAATGAATTTTTTAGAAACTTCTTATCTGATGAAACAGTTAATAGAGCAAGAGATTATGATGGGATGGCTCATTGGCAATTAGATCAATTAAAAGAAGCAGGTATGGATCCAAGTAATCAATTTGATAAAGCCATATCAAAACACGGATGGACACACATGAAAGGATTGATAGCAGATGTATGGACAGGTGGAAAAGAAAAACAAGGTGGTCAAATGTGGGGTACTACACCGGGTGCTTCATCAATGCCGGGTGCACCAGCAGCAACTGTTGAAGAGTATTTTGCAGAAGTAGAAACCAATGCAGAAGCTTCAGCAGGTCATATGGAAGAAGTAGAAACTTTCATGGCAAGAGCTTTAATAGACGGTCAATTAATAGAATCTGAATGGGATGAACTACAAGAGATAATGGGTAGAGCTGTATTAGCAGGTGTAGATATTAAAAATTCTATATTCTTCATAAAAGATGAAATGGAAAAATCTGGTGCAAGATTATCTAGTAGGTGGGAGGCATTTAAAACATCTAATCTTAATGCAGGTAAAGGTATACATTCAAAAACAGTTGGAACAGCAAATGATGCAATTAATATGTGGAAGACTGGTATATTCTCTACTGCTACAGGTACTAACTTTGATATTAACACTAGTTCAAAACCAGCATCACCTGATAAAGTAAGAGCAACAGCCGTAATAGAAAATTTAGAAAAAAGAGCAGACACAACAAACACACAGACAGTTTGGAATAAATTACAAGAAGCTTCACTTGCTGGTAGGTTCGAAGGTAAAAATGAACAAGAAACAGCAGGGTTATTTCAAGCATTAGTTAGAGGAGGAAGTCAAGTTGGTGTTGAAGGTCAGAGATTATTAGATAAATGGAAGAAAGATACAACAGTTGGAGGTGTAAAAGGCGTTAATGATAAAGAAGCAAGAAAACACGCTGCTGCATATAGTGCAGCGATGACATTATATAATATGCATGGTGGTACGAAACCACAGATGGGTGATTTGACAAATATTGTTAATGGTAAACCAGCAGGTTCAGTAGGCTATGCTAATGGAGGATTAATTACTGAACCAATATTTGGTATAGGTAGAAGTGGTCAGACATATACATTTGGTGAAAGAGGACAAGAAACTGTTACACCGGGAAAAGGTGGTACAAACTACATATTGAATATTAATGTAGGTAATGTGACAAGAGAAGCAGACTTTGATAAGTTAAAACCTTTAATACAGCGTTGGATATTAGAAGCTAATAGTAGGAGAGGTGTTGTATAGTGAAAATATTCTTAATTAAATATAACCCAACATCTTCTGGTAATGAGCTATATAAATTTGAAGCGAGAAACATTAATCAGTATGATCAGAGTATAGAAATACCAGTTCAAACTTTTGGGTTGCCTGAATTTTCTTCAGATAGTGCTATACTTACAAAAGCTGAAGGTAATACAGAGAGAATAACTTTTACTTGGATTATTAAAAATGAACAATATTCACCCGTAATACAAGCAAATGGTTCTTATTTGGATTCATTCACAAGAACTTCTGATAATACGACATGGGATCCAAAAACACCTGAAGGTGCAGTTGTATTTCTACAAGAAGAATATGAAAAAATAGGTATTACAACAAATGAAAAATATGAGTTTAGAATATATGATGATGCTGGATCTAAAAATCTATTTAGAAGGTTTGGTATTATATCTAGACTTGGATTTAGTAAAGGAGCACAAGATCCGGCAACATGGAATGCGACAATAGAATTCACTGTTGGTGAGGATGTGACGGTTGATTGACACTAGTAAAATTAATAGTTAATAATGTAGTTGCTACACCACTTGAAGCAGATTTAAAAAAAGAGGGTGATAGGGCTATTGATCAAATGCAGTTTAAAGTTGCGAGAAATGTATCAGTTGCATCTAACAATGAAGTTATTTGGATGCAAGATTATGTTAACTTAGAAAACTTATCTGCTGTATATAATTTACAAGCAACAGAAAAAGATGAAAGTAATAATGATAATCATGGAACAGCAACAAATATCACATATGTAGATGGTGCTTGGGATGATTTCGCAGCACAGTTCAATGGAACTAATAGTAAAATAGTTGTACCTGATTCAAATAGTTTGGATTTTTCTGGTCAGTTTGATATTCTTGTTTGGGTAAATTGGACAGCAACAACAACAAGTATGCCTATTCTTTCAAAAAGAAGTGCTGCAAACAACGGTTGGCAATTAGAAGTTAATACAACAACAGCAGGTGATGTTTCATTTAGGGTTGGTTCTTCAATTGTCACAAGTTCTTCAGCAGGGTTCAATGATGGTAATTATCATTTAATACGTGTAACAAGAAATTCTAGTAACTTAATAACATTGTTTGTTGATGGTGTTTCTAAAGGAACAGTTTCCAGTTCTACGAATTTAACAGATACAAACACATTAGATATTGGAACAGACTCTGTAGATAGTGATTATTTTGCAGGTATTATTTCTAGGATAAGATTATACAAATCACAAATATTAGATACAGAAGCTAATAAAATATACACAAAAAGAAATCCTAGAACCGTAATGAAATTTGGTGGGTATGTAACAAAGATAGAAGATAAAACAACACACTCAGAAGTTATTGCTCAAAGTTTTGGAAAAATATTAGGAGAGAGTGAGATTAGAGGAACTGTATTTGATAATAAATCACCTGAGTTTATTGTGAATAATTTGATAACAAATAACACAACTTTTACTTACACTGGAAGAGGAGCAGATTCAGGTATAAATATTGTGAAATATACAGCAGATGGAAAACTTATTGATATAATAAGAAATCTTGGTGCATTAACAAATAAAGTTTTCTATACAACACCAACAGGTTTATTTGTATTTGAACCAGCAGAACATAATGTAACTTTAGTTCATTTACAACATGGAGTTAATTCTAGAATATTAGAAAATGGGTATGATGATACAGAAATAGTAAATGACCTTACAGTTTTAGGTGTAAGAACTGTTTATTCTACATCGGAAACACAAAATCTTAGTAACGCAACATCCATGACATTAGCACATGGTGCTATATCTGTAAGAGTAACAGATGATGGAACTGAATTAACACCTGAAGTCGATTACTCCTTAGATAGTGTAGGTAAAAATATAACATTTACTAGTGCAGTTAGTGGTGCTATTGTTGCAACTTATGATTATGAGAAACCATTATTTATCAGAGGTACTAGACAGTCAAGTCAAGATACATATGGGGTTCATGCCAAGAGATTAAACTTACCTTGGATTACAAACAGAGATGATGGTGTAAGATTTGTTCAATCATATCTTAATAGATATAAAGATGTTAATAGGAAAATCAAGGTTGAAATAGGTGAACTAGATAATTACTTAAACGAGAATGACCTTATATTTATTACTAATGCTAATATGAGTCTATCTGCTCAGACATTCGTAGTCAAATCTATTCAATGGAAATATCCTAAATTTGAAACCGTTTTGAATGTAGGAGAATATTACTTTGATTACTTTGAGTATGATAAACAAATTGTTCAGAAACTACATAATGTGGAAGGTGCGTTATCTACTATCAAAGAAATAAGAGAATACGAATCACCTGAAGAGATTTTACCTCTCGCTGATACTACATCATTATTTATTCATGATATTCATGTTTACACAGAAACCTTAAATATCACACGGCAGATCAATATATATGATAAGAGTAGAGCAACATGGGGAAGTTCCAGTTATGGTTCTAGAAGAGCAGGTGTTGCATCACAAGATGTATACGGAAGTGGTGCATAATGAGTAATGAAGTAGTACCGTTAAACGGTCATGTTCATATAAAAGTTTGGGAAAAACAAGCTGATGGCTCTGAAAAACTTGTTAGAGATACAATTAATAAGAATTTAGTAGTAAATGTGGGTAAAGATTCTATATTAAAATACTTAGGAAATATCACTGGTGGTGGTTATGGAAATGCTATAGGTGTTGGGGATTCAACTTCAGCAGTAGCAGCAGGTCAAACAGACTTACAAGCATCTTCTAATAAATACTGGAAAACAATTGCTAGTAGTGAAAGAGTATATGTCAGACCTACATTATTCTTGAGTGCTGATTTTGGTTATTCAGAAGGTAACTTCACATGGAATGAATTAGGTCTTAGAGATAATCAAGGTAGTCCGGTAATGTGGGCAAGGCAGGTTGATTCATCTCCATTAGTTAAAACATCGTCTAAAAGGGCAATCGTGGAGTGGCAACTTAGCTTATGAGTAGAATACTTATACCAAGATCTGATTCAGTTTCTGCAAAAGTTATAGAACCATCAGATTTTGAAGAGATGAATTCTCATGTTCAAGATCATATTAAAAGTGGTTTTACAGTAACTGCTGGAAGTGGATTAGCTGCAAACGTAGCAGCAGGTAAAATATCATTAAAAGGATTATATGTTAACAACACAGCAACAGAAGCAGTAACCGTTACTGCAAGTAATACAAATCATATTTATGTTGTTTTGGCAAGAGATAGTAATAGTGAAGCTGAATCTTGGTCATTAGTAGCAAATACAACTGGAAGCGCACCAGCAGATTCTATAAAAATTGCAACGTGTGTTGCTAGTGGTTCTGCTGTTACAAGTGTAGATCAAACATTTACATCTGCTGTAGCAGGTCAATATTATCTTGTACCAAAGGGTGGTATTATTATGTGGTCTGGAACACTTGCAAACATTCCTACTGGTTGGGTTTTATGTGATGGTAGTAATGGTACACCAAATTTAATTGCTAAATTTATAAGAGGAGTTGCAACAAACTCTACTAATCCGGGAACTACTGGTGGTTCTGATACTCATACATTAACAACTGCTGAAATGCCAGCACATAATCACACAGATTCTGGACACGGTCATCCAAATTCTAAATGGTCAGGTGCTCCTTATAATTCTAGTGGTAGTAGTACTCAAACAAGACCTCATAGTCAAGGAGCAGCAAATGCTACTATGGGTGACATTGGTGTTTCTGTTGGAACTGGTACAGCAAATATTCAAAACACAGGTGGTGGTGGTGCTCACGAAAACAGACCTGCATTCTATGAAATAGCATATATAATGAGGACATAGAAAATCTTTAAATACTCTAACTAATTAGTAGATACAGTATGATTGGACTATTCGAATCAAAAACACCAAGAACAAACTGGATAAATCCAGACCTTAACGTATGTATCGTCAAGGAAGATTCTGAGGGTAATAAATCATGGTTATATGCAGAGAATATTGTTACAAATGATGGAGATTTATACTATGCACAAAAGGCAGCAGGTGAATCACCAACAAGTGACTTTGGAGGTTCTAATGGTAGAATGGAATTAAGAACAGGTTCAGCAACTCCAGCAAAAGGAGATGCATATGCACAGGTAGCAACACCAGTAACAGCATCAAGAAAAGCATTAGATTCTAATTATCCTAAAACTAATGACGGTGACTCTGACAACACAGGTGCAGGTACAGATATTGTAACTTGGAGAACCAGTTGGACAACATCAGACTTTAACGCAAACGCAATCATTGGTGGATGTATTCACGTAGGTGGAGGAAGTCCAGCATCAGGTACAAAAGTATTATCTCATTTCAGTATTACATCATTTAACAAGACAACTTCAGACACTCTGAAAATTTTCGTAAATCACACCTTCAATGGAGTATAGCCAAATGGCTAATAAACTCACAATGGGTGGAGTCTTTAAACTATTAGAAAGACTTAATCATACTCCACAAGAAGGATTAAACGACAAAGTAAGAACTCATGAAAATGTGGTGGTAAAACTTGGCTAGAAAAGCACTTTACAAACACGCAACACAGGTAGACACTAACACATACCCTGATGATGGGAGTTCCCCCGTTGGTTCAAATGAATGGAATGCTGATCCAGATGCACAAGGTATGTTGGGATTTTCTCCAGCAAATGCCACACGTACTATATCTAGTGGTGTGTTAACAGTTACAGATACTATTACAGTTGCAGCAGCAGAGTCTGGAACATCAGACGTACTTGATAAATTAGCAATTACAAACACAAGTCAGTATGATTTAATATACTTATTTGCAGATACAGGTGATACAATCACTTTAACACATACTGGAAGTCCTAGTGCAGATGGACAAATAAAAACAGTAAGTGGTCAGAATGAAACACTCTCATCCACCAGTCCAACAATCCTAATCAGAAAGGGAAATTACTGGTATGGGTATGGTGGTGGAGTCGTTAATGCTATTGCAGATGTTGGAGATGTAACAGTCACATCAGTAGGAGATAATGAACTTTTAGCATATGATAATTCAACTTCAAAATGGATAAATCAAACACCAACAGAAGCAGGTTTTGCAGCAAGTGCAACAACAGATACAACTAACGCAAGTAACATAAGTAGTGGTACTCTAGCAGCAGCAAGAGTAGCAACATTAAACCAAAATACCACAGGTAGTTCAGCTTCTTGTACAGGTAACGCAGCAACAGTAACTACTAATGCAAACTTAACAGGCGAAGTAACCTCATCAGGTAATGCAACAACAATAGCAGATAATATTGTTGATGAAGCAAATCTAAAGGTAAGTAATACACCTACAAACGGATATTATCTACAAGCACAGTCAGGTAATACAGGTGGATTAACTTGGGCTGAAGTAGCAACTGGAGGAGGAGTATTTTCAGTATTTGATAACTCAACAACTACATCTTATGCAGGTCAATCAGGTGAATCACAAACTATTGGTACAACAGTTGGTTCATTAGCAAGTGGTTCAGGTAATAGAGATGTTTACATTCGTAAAATAGACACAAATAATGAGGGTGTGTTTACAGTTATTCACAAGAATGGTGCTCTTGTTGAAATACAAATAGCATAACATGGTAGAATATTTAGACGGTGGTAGAATCCAAGGTAGTTCTACATTAACAGTACCACCAGCTAAAACAAGTTGGAAAGAATTAGATAGAGTTACATTAGGTTCAACAGGTGATACATTAGATACAAGTACATTTACTGCAAAAGATAATATTATGTTTCAATTTCATATTTTAAGACCTTCATCAGGCGATCAAAATATTAGGATAAGATTCAACGGAGATAGTGGTAGTAATTATTCAGAACGTTATTCTTTAAATGGTGGAACTGATGCCACAGCAACAAGTCAAGCTAATATAGCATTACATAGTGGTGTAGTTAATGAAAACTTTGGTTGTTTTACATTTGTAAATACTGCATCAAAAGAAAAATTATGTATAGGTCATGTTACTGGTAGTAACGCTGATGGTGCTGGAAATGCACCTAGTAGTAGAGAACAAATATTTAAATGGGCAAATACTTCTGATCAAGTAACAAGAATAGAAATAGTAAATACATCAACAGGTGATTTTGAAGCTGGAAGTGAACTAGTTGTTTTAGGTTGTGATAATGACGAAGCAGATGGTGGAACACCATATTGGGAAAGATTAGCTGACTTTACACAAACAACTGCTGGTGATGCTATGGACACAGGCACTTTTACATCTAAAAAATATCTATGGATTCAAGTGCATGAAATAGCTGACGGTGCTCTAGATATGAATTATCTTAGATTTAATGCTGACAGTGGTAATAATTATTCATTTAGAAAAGCAAATAATGGTGCTGCATCTGATACCAATACAAGCATTTCAGGTGTATTATATGCAACTCATAATGGTTCTGTTGATCATTACGCAGAATTTTTCATTGTAAATAAATCAGATAAAGAGAAATTAATTACTGGTACTTGTACAGATTCAAATTCAAATAATCAAGAACCACGAAGAAAAGAATTTACTTCTAAATGGGTTAATACATCATCACAGATTACAAGCGTTCAAACTGCAAATGGTGGTAGTGGAAACATCGGAGTCGGTAGTAGAATTACCGTATGGGGAGCTAACTAATGGCTTGGACAAGACTTTCTCATGTTGCCTTAAGCAGTGCTGGTGATATATTAGATACTGGTACAATTACTGGTTGTCATAAACTTAGAGTTGTAATTCATACAATAGCTTCAGGTGGAAATATTAAAGAGAATATAAGATTTAATTCTGACTCAGGTAATAATTATAATAGACGTAGAAGTAATGATGGTGCTGCTGATTCATCAGATACATCTCAAGCACAACTTGAAGTGTATGGTGATACTACAGAAGATAGATATTTACAATTAGATATAACAAATAAAGCCGATAAATGGAAACTAATATTCGGAGAATATAATATTAACACAGCAGGTGCAAGTAATGCTCCAAGTAGATCTGAATGGGTTGGAAAATGGCAAAACACATCGGCACAGATAACACAAATTACTGTCACAAATGATGGTTCAGGTAGTTATGATACAGGTTCTTACATTACTGTTTTTGGTGATGCTGAAGATGGAACGGAAGATGAAAAAACTACACTAACAAACGTAGAAGCAGGTACACGTTATGAAGAAACAGATACTCGTAAGATTTACCGTAGAACAGCAGGTGCTACTGTAACATTTTCAGATGATTTTTCAGGAACAGATGGTTGGACTGATTCTGATTCTTCAAAGATAGGAGTTAATACAACTGACAATGATTTAGACTTTAATATGATGAGAGATGGATCAAATGATACTTGTGTATATGATTTAACAAGTGTTAGTAATGATAAATGGGTTCTAAGATTTAAAATCAATTTTTCTGCTATTTCAGGTGGTTCAGCAAATGGTAATGATATTTGGGTAGGTCTATCAGATAAAGATGAATCTGCTGGAAGTACAACATCACAAGACTTTATTGGTATTGATATGAACATGGATGGCACAAACGTGATGAGAAGTGCAACAACAAATGATGGAACATTCCCATTAGGTGCAGGTTCTTCAACTGTTAATTGGACACCATCAACATCAACTGATTATTATGTTCAAATTATTAGAACATCATCTACAAATGCTACTATTGATATATTTTCTGATTCTTCTTATTCTACTAAAGCATTTACAACACTTTCTTATAGTGTTTCATCATCAACACAAAGTTTACGATATATTAAAATAGCAAACAGAGTAGATAGTGGTGGTGGTAGAACTATTACAGGTATTATTGACGATGTGAAGTTTTACAATGGTGCTTCAAAAGTAGATGCTGAATGGAAAGAGAGAGGTACTGCATAATGGCTATTACATATCTAGGAGCAAAGAGAATACAGGGAACTAAAGCTGATAGAGTTAGTGACTCATTAGGTTCAGATGTTGATGGAACAAATACTGGAGTTTCATTAATACCTATAAAAGATTATGCAGTATTTGATGGTTCTAATGATTATATTACATTTGCAACAAAGTTTAACCAAATGCAACAAGCTGGAAGTTTTTCGGTATGGCTTAAACCATCTAATATTAGTAGTACAGGTAATGATATAATATTTGATAATAGTGATGCAAGTAGTTCAAACAATGGATTTACAATTAGACATAGTGATCATAGTGGTGGTAAAACACTTGTTTTGTTTGGAATTTGGGGTTCAACTGATAGTAGTATTACAACAGATTCAGAAATTCTCACTGGTGATGAATGGCAACACTTGTGTGTCACATACGATGGAACAACAGGTAAAATTTATCGAAATGGAGTATTACAAAAATCAGGTTCAATGACAGCAAACAGTTCTGCTGGAACATATAATGCTAGAATAGGTTGGAGTGCAAATGGAAATGATCATAAATTTGAAGGTGGTATGTATCAAGCATTAGTTTACAACGATGCATTAACACAATCAGAAGTCACTACATTATACAATAGTGGAACGCCTGTCACAAGTCCTTCAACATCAGGTTTAGTTTCAAAATATAATTTATCTAGTGATACAAATGATTCACAAGGTTCTAACAATGGAACAAATACAGGTGTCACATTCTCAACTGATAATTACAAACTTGGCACAGGTGCTTATTCTTTTGATGGAACAAATGATTATGTGACAGCAGGTTCAACAAGTGACTTTACATTCTTACATGATGGTGGAAAAAATACTATCACATTTTGGCTTAAAAAAGATACACCTGAATCAGGTGATGTAAGAGTTGTTCTTTCAACAGCAGATGGAACAAGTAATGGAATTGAAATTGTTTACTTAGATAGATCATCATCAAGTGAAGATAGAAAAGTAAAAATAGAATTTACAAACGCATCAAGTCAGCAAATTGGATTATACTATGCACAACAGTTTTTCCCAAATGATAGTAATTGGCATCATTATGCAATAGTGACTGATCTTTCAAACAGTTATTTAAAGGCATATGTTGACGGTACAGAAAAATCAGCAGACTCTAGTTATCCTTCATTTACTGGAACTCCAGTATCAAGTGCTCAACAACACGTATTAAATATAGGAAGAAGAGGTTCAGGCACATTTTATCTTGATGGTGATTTAAATGATATGTCGTTTTGGGATAGAAATTTATCTACAACAGAAATAACAGCATTATATAATAGTGGCACAGGTGCATTAGTTTCAACATTAAGTAATAAAGCAGGTCTAAAAGCACATTATACTATGGATAGTACAAGTTTGGGTGCAACAGCGATTTTTACACCTGATGATGATTATGCTTCTGCATCAGGTTGGACAGATGTTGATACAGGTGGTGATATAGCAATAGATACTACAAACAAAGGAGTGACATATACAGATGTTAATGTAGGTGATTCAGGTATTGGTAAATCATTAGGAACTACATTGTCTAATAGTAAATGGCTTTGTCAATTCACATTCCAAATTGCAGATTGGAATACAAACGATGCAGGTCTTGTATCATTGACAAGTGATCACACTCAAGGATTCAAAGTTTCAGGTTTGAAAACAATTAACTTCATGCCACAAGGAACTCCTCTTGGAGCTGGAAGTGGTTCATATAACAGATTCGTATTAATGTCAGGTCAAACTAACAGTTATGCAGAAGTCACATCAAGTAATAATGCTCTAGCAGTTAATACACAATATTGGGTTGATATGTATCGTGATGGAAGTAATATTAAATGTAAAGTTTGGACAAATGCAGATAGAACTGGAACTCCACATTTTGAATCATCTAACTTAGCAGTAGGAACTAATCTTGATGGTTTAACTGGAATACAGCATTGGAATGAAAATTCTGCCGATAGTGATATCGGAACAGCTTGGGTTAGAGAAGTGAAAGTTTATGATGGTGTTACAGCAACAGAAGGTTGTAAAAACAATGCTTCAACAACAAGCGAATTAGATGGAATGACTAATCTACCAGTTAACACAATCTTTGAACAAACAGATGATACACCAAAATATTATTGGAAACAATCTGATAATACTTGGTTAATGGATTATCATACTGATCTTGCAGTAGTTCATGCTTCAACAGGTGACGGATTATATTGTGGTGGTGCTGGAAGTCTAACAAATAATACATCATTGGCAACAGATTATGTATGGGCAACTAATAGTGCAAACTTACCAAATAACTTAGGATATTCTGCTGGTGGTGGTTATAAATCATCTTTTCAAGCTTGTGGTGGTTATATTGCAAGTGGTAGTTTCTTTGATTCATCAACAATTTGGAATGGAAGTTCATGGGCTTCAGCAGTAGCATTAGACACTCAAAGACGAGATACAACTGCTTATGGTGGAAGTCCATCAAGTGCAATAATAGCTTTAGGAAGAAATAATTCTGGAACAGAAGTAGATTCATCATCAAAATGGAACGGTACATCTTGGTCAAGTGCTGGAGCAGTAGGAAGTCAAGCTGGTGAACACGTTGGTGGAGATGGTTTAGATACTAGTATGTTAATTACAGGTGGTAGTAGAGGTAAAGAAGCAGATAAATGGAATGGTAGTTCTTGGTCAGCTACAACTGCACTACCTCAAGATACCTCATCACATAACCATGCTGGTAGAACAGCAGAATCAGCTCATGTAGCTGGTGGTAATGGTGCTTATGCTTATGATTGGGATGGAACAACTTGGACTTCTGTTACAGCAATAACTTTAGGAAGTGATACTACTCCTAGATATGTTTCAGGTGGTGGAAATAAAGATCATCATTGGGTTATGTGTGGTTTAGATGGTGGTTCTTCTATGAATAATTGTACGTTATGGAATGGAAGTTCTTGGACAGCAAAAGGTAACATGACTGAAACACAGTATGCTGGATTAGGAGATGGAACAATAAGATGACCAAAAACGAAATAACCAAATACACAAAATTAGGTGTAGATAAAATAAAAGATGTGGATATTCTTGAGAAGGATGATTTAATGTCAGTTTCAAAATTATCAAAAGAATTACAAAGAGTATTTGAAGTTAAACAGGTATGGAGAACTGAAACAGAAATGAGATATTCCGTTCTAAATGATGTGTCTTTCCCTACCCCAGCAAGTAAGTATTGGCAGTGTGTTCGTGAGCAAGATTCATTCTTTTCAAACCTAATTCAATTATCATGTGACTATCAAAAAGCACAGGGTGAATTAGAGTTATTGGAATGTGAATATGACGAAACAAAAGGTGCAAGTAAAAAATCAAAGGCATTAAGAATGATAAAAGATGCAGAAATTAAACAAAAAAAGTTTGCATTAATGAATATGAGATTACAGGCACATGACAGAGTAAGAGAAATTAATTTATGGGAGCAATTAAAACAAGAACAGATGAATAAAGATGACTTTAATATAGATGATGTTGATGCACATCAAAAAGAATCATATAGAAAGAGATGGATGGAAGAAATGAAAGTAGGTCAAATGACTAATCAAGCTGATCTTTATAGACATTCAAAAGCAAATCTAGAAACAATGGAGAAAGATAACTAATGGCTATTAAATATCTAGGTGGTAGAAGAATGCAGGGAACTGCTGCTGAAAGAACAGCATTAAATCTAACTTCACCTCCACAAACAAGTTGGAAGGAACTAGGAAGAACTACATTAAGTTCAACAGGTGATGCAATAGATGTTTCAAATTTTGCTGCAAAAGATAATCTTATGATATTACAACATGGAATACCAAGTGGAGATATATCAAGTCGTTTAAGATTTAATTCAGATACAGGTTCAAACTATGCACAAAGAGGTTGTAGAAACGGTGGTAGTGAAGCAACAAGTGCTAGTAGAACAAATGTTTCATTCTCACTCAATCCCGGTAACGCAAGTGATGAATGGTTAGTTGCTAATGTTGTAAATGAACCAAGTAAAGAAAAATTATGGATTACACATGGAATAGATGGTACAGCAGGTGCAGGTAATGATCCAAACAGATCAGAAATATCTGGCGTATGGCGTAATACTTCAAATGCAATAACATCTGTAAATGTATATCATACAGAAGGTGGAGATTATGCTGCCGGTTCAGAATGTGTTGTTCTTGGATGTGATAATGATGAAGCTGATAGTGGTACAAATTTTTGGCAAGAATTAGCAAGCACAACATTAACATCTACTGCTAATGAAATTAATTCTGGAACTTTTACTGCTAAAAAATATTTATGGATTGAACTTAATGTTATAGCTGATGGTTCAATATCTGGTTCTGATTTACAATTCAATGAAGATACAGGTTCTAACTATGCAAGAAGGTATAGTAATGATGGAGCTTCTGACGATACAGGTACATCAGAATCAACATTAGGTGGTGGTACTGGTGGAAATTACGGTCGCAATCATTGGTTTATTGTTAATAAAGCAAATAGAGAAAAAATGGCAATTGGTCAAGCTATGTGGGGTTCAACTGGAGCTGCAAATAATCCAAGTGCTAGAGAACTTACTGGAAAATGGGCAAACACTTCAAACCAAATTACATCAATTAAAGTAAAAGAAAATGGTTCAGGTGGTTGGGCAAGTGGTAGTATCTTAAAGGTGTGGGGTGCTGACTAATGACTTGGAAAAGATTAGCACATCAATCAATATCAAGTACAGGGGATAATTTTAGTAATTTTACATTTGATGAAGCAGATATTTTGAAAGTAGTTGTATATGTTGTAAAAGAAGGAACAGGTGACTTTACATTATTTCCAAATAATGTTACATCTGGTAGTAATTTTTCTGCTAGTTATACAAAGAATGGTGGTAGTTATAGTGGAAATAATAATCATACCGGTATTCATGGTAATTATGGTCAACTAGCTGGAAACACTCTAGCAACATATAATATAACAAATCTCACTAATAGTGAAAAATTAGTTCAATGGAAATATTGTTTATATAATGGTTCATCTGCACCTGATAGATTTGAAGCAGTTGGAAAATATACAGATACCTCAAATAAAATAACCTCATTTAGTGCAACTTGTGGTGGTGGTGGATTTGGAGCTGGTTCATATATTACAGTATGGGGCGATGCAAGTGATGTAATAGTTGATACAACAAATGACGGTTCAGTTTTTGAAGAGAGTGATACAGGTAAACACTATATATGGAATGCAACATCGAATTCGTGGACAGAGATAACATAGTTGGCAAAAGTATTACCGGTATTCCAAAAGAATATAACACAAAATAACACATTCCAAAATGAAAAGTGGGGTGCATATCCATTTCAAAAAAGTATATTTCAAGGAATAAATAAGAATCAAAAACTATTTCAGACTAATGTCTTTCAAGCAAATGCTTACAATGTAGGCTCATATGAGATAGCAGCAGTTTTTGATGTCATACCAACAATATTAAAATTCATTAATGAATCAATGTCTGTTAACGAAGCAGCAATAAAAGTATCTGGTTTGTTTAAACACGTTAATGAATCAGCATCTATATCTGAAGCAGTTGCTTATTTGAGAGGAAGGATTAAAGCAGTAAATGAAACAGAACAGATATCTGAAAACTTTAACAGATTAGAAGAATTATCAAGACAAATCAACGAAACAGAAACAGTAGCAGATCTTGAAGAAAAGACAAGATTTTTGGTAAGATTATTATCTGATACTATACAACAAGTTGAATCAGTTAGTAGATTAGGAACTGGATTAAAACCAATAGATGAAACACTATCTATATCTGAATCACAATTAACAGTTAGAAGTTTAGTAAGAATATTAGCAGAGACATTACAAACAAGTGAGGTTTCTAATAGACTTGGATTAATAATAAGAGCAATGAATGAAACCATACAAACATCTGAAGTCACAAGCAGGTTACTTGGAATGGCTTTGTTTGTTAATGAAACATTACAAATATCTGAAACAAAGAACAGGTTAGGAAACACTGCAAGATTAATAACCGAAACAATTCAAGTCCAAGAAATAAATTCATTACCAAGAGTTTTAGCAAGAATGATTAATGAGGTTATAGGAATTGATGAAGCAGAGAATTTCTCAAGAACACTTGTAAGAATATTTAATGAGTCACAACAGATACAAGACTTACAAAAACTACCTAGAACAATGGTACGAAGAATAAACGAGAGTGTTAATATATCTGAAGCATTTATTACTGCATTAAACGTAACAATTATGATTAATGAAGTATTAAGAATATCAGAAGCAAGTGCTATAGTAAGAACAATGATTCGTGTCCTATCAGACACATTGAGTATATCTGATAACACTACTAGGTTGAAAGGAATTATACGTGCTATAGCAGAAACTGAAAATATAATAGAAACTTCATTAAGAAACTCATTAGAAGGAAGAGTTGTAGCAGGCAGAAGAAGAGTGGCTAGAGCATTCGGTAGAAGTAAGATTGCAAGAATATTTAAAAGGAATAAGAGTTTAAGAGGAGCAGGTTACTAGAATGAGTATAGATATGACACCAAGAGCAATCGAGTATAAGGTAAAAGCCGGAAGTAGGGCAACACTACAGTTGACTATATCTGATTCAACAGGCTCAGCAAAGAACCTATCCAATACTACTACATATGCCACAGGTAAATGGAAGGTATGGAAAACAGATGGAACACTATTAATAAACGGAGACTTAATATTTGATGATAGATCTAATGGAGAAGTAAGTTATGCACTAAGTGCAACAGATGCAACCAACTCTAAAGCTGGTAGATGGGAAGGAGAAGTAGAACTATTAGATACAAACGGTGCTATTTCAGAACAAACAGAATCTTTTTCTTTTAGTATAGAGGAGAGTTACTAATGGCAGATATAACAATAGTTGCATCAGGTGTTTGTGGAACCTGTAAAAAGAAATTTGACCATGATGATCAAGGAAATGTATCTTGTGATTGTCCAAAAGATATAGCCTAAACCTTTATATTAGGTATAGTTTTACACCAGACAATGTTAAAGATAGAAGATATTAATAATCAAATATATTTTGAGTTTCGTAGAGCCCAAATGGAAGCTATGGAGACAGAAAGACTTGGTACAATACACGTTTCTGATGTTATTAAACCATGTATGAGAAATGTTATTTATAAAAAAATACTACCAGACACAGGCATGGACACAGAGAATACAAAATCTCTTTATTTTGGTCAAGCTGTACATAGTAATTCACAATTAGCAACAGATGAAAATCATGAAAAATTCTTGGCTTGGGATTGGGTGGAAGATAAACCACTAACATATGAAGAAGCCAAAGCTATACCAGATGATGATCCAAAACACCTAGATATTATATATGGAAGCATAGATGACCTAATGAAAGTAGAGGATAAATGGGTAATATGTGATAAGAAAACAACCGGTTCTATAGGTTATTTCTCTAAAGCATCATCTAAACCAAGTGATTCTCATAAAGATCAGATTAATAGATATAGAGTATTGTTACATAAATGCTATAATATCGATGCAACATTTGGCTGTGTCATATACATTAGTAATAAGATAGAAAAAGAAGTTAGAGATAAGCCAGTGGCTTTAACATTTAAATTAGCACCTTATGAAGAAACCGTGGAAGATATGAAAGAAAAGGCTGCTATAATCAAAGAATCACTACTAGATAAAAAACTCCCTGAAAGAACGAAATGCTTCTTGTGTGATGGTATGTGTCCATACGCCAGTAAATGTTTCACAGATAATAGGGAGTATTATGATGAGAACTGAAGAACAAATCAGACATCTAATTCTAGTACAGAAAGAACTATTATTACATGAAGAAACAGATGTGAGAGAGACACCAGTAAGATTTCTTAAAATACCTGATGAAGAAAGAAGAGGTATTATAAGGGCATTGAGATGGGTGGTTGATGCCGATGAAGATTTATTTTAATGCTAATAATAAAGCTCATTTAGAAGCATTACAATCATGTGGAATAAAAAATGTGATGTTATCACATAGATATTCATATGCGAATATCAAAAAATTTCAAGAATTTGATTCTGTATTCGTTGTAGCAGGTACGAATGGAGATGCAGACAAATATCATAGTTGGTTAAAAGCTAATAAAGAACGTTACAATTTTGCGACACAATTTGATGTGTTTTATGACATGAATGAGACATTAAAATACTGGAAAAAAGAAAAAGAATTGGGTATTGATTGGACTTTACCTGTATTACAAGGTAACTATTTACATCATCTAAGTCAATTACAACTACCAGCAGACACTTATGTATGTCTTGGAGAAATAAAAGGTAAGCTAGAAACTGAAGATCAGATGAGAAAACTACCAATGAATTTAAAATATCACGGTCTTGCAAAAGGAAGATATATTGAACAAAGGTTCTTTGAAAGTTTAGATACTAGTGGTTGGATGTCAGCAGCCATGAGTAAAAAAACAGAAGTTTGGAATAATAACTCTACTTTATCTATGTTCTTTGGTGAAAAAGGTAGGGGTATGGTACCACAATTACGTCATTGGTGTGAGGTTTACAAAGAAAACCTAGAAAAATGTAATATAAAAACAGAAGATATAATTAATGGAGATTATTATACATTGATGAAAGTTCCAATTGCTATATTATTTATGCCAATGTGTAAATCATACGGAATTTATGAAGAAAACTTTATTAACTAATATATAACAGTTATTATATGGCAGATGATATCTTTAAGATTAAGAAGCTTGATGGTACATATATTGCTAGTGAAGATAAGAGGAAAACACTCTCTAAATTCAATGCTGCAAAACATTTTAAGACGGCAAATATCCCTGCTCTCTGTGACCAATGTGTTTATAGATCAATCGAAACAGGTGGCAATGGAAAATGTCCTAAGTATGAAGCTGGTGCTGCTTGTGGAATACGAGATGACTTTGTTCAATTCATTAATGAAATTGATACTAGAAACCCTGAAGATTTAAAATCAATGATGGATATGATTGCAAAACTATCATTTGAAAATGTACTTATGGCTCTAACACAATCAAAACTTGATGGTAATATACCTGATAGAAACACTAAATCTGAAATTAATACTTTATTAAATGTGGTCAAATCTATCAATGACATGAACTCAAAGATAGTTGTAACAGAAAAGGCAGAATATAATAAAGAAGGGGATATTGCTAATATATTTAGACAGATAAAAGCACAGAAGAGTGGTGATTAAATGGGTATATTTGACTGGTTAAAAAGAGAGAAATTTGTACTACCTCCAGAGGAAGCACAAGAAAAACTGGTAAGGGAAATAGAAGAGAAACTAAAAACTGCTACCGGTTCTGAAAAAACTACACTAACATATATGCTAGCCAATCAACTAATGTTTCTAAACCAGATAAAGAATAAGAAAAAGCCAAAGAAACCAATTAAGATGAATAACAGAGGTAAATGGGTGTGGGTAGAAGATGAGTGAATGTAAACACCCTAATTTTTTCTTCAAGGAATTCAAATTCTACTGTAGAACTTGTGGGGATGAAGTAACTGATGAGTGATGTTGATGAATTTCATGAAAGATCATGGGAAAAATCCAATATCTATAATATAAAGCACTGTATATGGTGTGGAAAGAGGGGGTTCAAAGACTCTCAAGAAGTAATAGAGCATATAAAAGCATCTCATACGAGGGCAGTATAATGCCTAGAACCACAATGGAAGACCTGAAAGACAGAGAAAATTTTGTCAAGGTAGTAGCAGAATGTGTAACAAATCCTAGTAAATTTTCTGAGATATTCTTAGACCATAAATTATTTGAGTATAATCAGAAATATGTTAACTGCCAAGACAGATTTATAGTCTATAGATCAGGCAGACAGGTAGGTAAAACAATGTCAACTGCTGTTAAAACAGTACACTTTGCTTTCTTTGCACCTTTAATGTTGAAAACAGTAAAAGAAGAATGTACCATAGTAATTGCTGCACCTACACAAAATCAGGCAACAATCATGTTTGATAGAATTAGAAGTCTTATCATAAATAATGAGTTTCTGAAAGGCTACATAGTTAGAAATACACAGACAGAGATGTGGGTAAAATATTTAGACCAAACAGGCATGACACGTATAGTAACAAGAGCAACAGGTGAAACTGGTGTGTCACTGAGAGGTTATTCTCCACACGTAATTATAGCTGACGAATGTTCTTTCATTAAAACAGAAATACTTAGAGCGTTCTTACCTTCTGGTATGGCTACACAAGCAAGAGTTTGGTTAACTTCAACACCGTTTAGTAAATCAGGTTATTTTTATGAAGCGTGTCAGAATGCAAGACCTGCTAACCCTGATGGTATGTGGACAGAGTTCCATGTAAAGTCAACTGATAACCCACTTGTACAAGAAGATCCTACATTTATTGAGGAGATTAAAAAATTAACAAGAGAAGAGTATGTTCAAGAAGTTGAAGGTGAGTTCCTAGATATAGGTGATGCATTAATTCCTAACTCATTAATACAAGATGCTGTTAATGATAAGAGTCCTAAAGGTAGACCAAGATATTATATGGGAGTTGACGTTGCACGTACTGGAAGAGATGAAACTGTATACACTGTGGTAGGTGTTGACGATGATGATCATGTGTTTGTTGAACACGTAGAAGCAGAATCACAATCTAATGTGGTAGATGTATGTGGAAGAATGGGTGAATTTTGTAGAGATTATAAAGTAGAAACTGTATATGTAGACGAAACTGGATTGGGTGGTGGTCTTATAGATTTGGCACGGGAGCGTGGTTTACCTGCTAGAGGGGTTATGTTTACACTACAAGAAAAGGCTGATATGTATAAGAATCTTAGATTACTATTTGAGAATAAAAGAATCACTCTAAAGGATGTTAATAAGTTGGTTTATCAATTGTCCTATTTGAGAAGAGAATATACTGAAACTGGAATTATGAAGATTAAATCAGATGAGCATGATGACTACCCTGATAGCCTTGTTTTAGCCTGTAGAGCAGTTCAAGGTGGTGATGGTTGGTTCGCTTTAGACGTAGGTGAAGGTCTCAAGAAGGCTTTATTTGGTTAAACTTTAAATATTAAACACATTAGTGATATATATGGTAGAAGAGAAAACAAAACCATGGAGACATCCATCTATTGCACACCCTGCAACAGGTGAATCTGGAAAATGGCAGACTGTTGGTGGTCGAAGTGTATTCATGCCAGCAGGTAATATGGATCCAGATGAAGTAGGACATCAAGAGTTATCTAGGTGGTCTAATCCTAAACCAACATTCAGATCAACAGAGTCTGAACCAGTAGAAAACCCTAATGAAGAAGTAGAGAAAGATCCAGAAGAAGAAGTAGAGAAAGATGGAAATGGTTATGGTGATTTAGCACCTGCGTTTAACCAATCAGAACCTAATGAAGACGTTGAGGGTGAAACTTATATAGGGCGACCTGCAAAAAAGAGTAATAGAATGGCTGACTTAAACAAAATAGCAACCACACAGATAGGAGATGAAATCCATTATTATCAAAATGGCGTAGATAATGGTAGAGGAGTAGTTGTAAAAATGGGTGGTTCATATATTACAGTAGCCAAAGATGATGGCACAATTGAAGATATTCATATTAATGAGACGTTTTACGTTAAAGATATTATAGTAAATAAGACATGGGATTCCATGGATTATGAGGAAAGAGAGAATGTTTTAGCATCAGCTAGAGTACCTTCACCTAGATTTATTTCAAAATCATGGAGAGAAATGCCACAAGAATTAAAAGATGTCTTAACTAAAGAAGGATTCACATATGAACAAGGTGAAACAAAAGAATCAGAAACCAAAGACCATGCTAGAACTGGTAACTTCCAAGACAAATCTGATGTTGAAGATACAGCATTAGGTAATGTAGGAGGAAGACCATTTGTAGGAATTTCAGGTAATGTATCAAGACAAGTAGATGCAACTGAAGATTATGAAGGACAAACACATGATGAGAAACCAGAACAATTTAAACACGAAGAATTAAAACCAGAAACAAAAGATGATGGTGCAGATATAGATCCGGCAACTGGAAAAAAGAAAGATGTTGGTTCAACCTCTAGTGGTAGTGCAACAACTGCTACACAAGGAGCAGCAAACTTTGTTTATTCAGATGTTAAACCATACAAAACAAAGAAATTCAATGATGTCAATGTTAACACATGGGGCATAAGATACACACAAGAAGAAGAAAAAGAAGAGTAAACCTTTAAATACATTAAAAGCAATACCTTTTTATATGAGACGAGATGAACCCAAACACTGTATAGAGTGTAACGCCACATTACCATGGAGGTATAAGGGCAGACAAAGAATCTACTGTAGTAACGAATGTAGGAAACTTTATACATCAAAGAATCCAAAACCATCTAGTGATTAATATCTACGTAGATGGTGGTACAAGAGGTTCTAGAATATGTCTTGTAGATAGATCAAAAGATTTAACAACCGTTAAAACGAGAACGGGTGACTTAACAAATAATGAGTTAGAGTATCTTGCCCTAATATATGCATTAGAATATATTAAAAATAGAAATTATACAGAAGAAATAACCATACATTCTGATTCAAAACTAATAGTAAATCAGGTTAATGGTGGGTGGAGAGTTACTACTGAAAAACTATTACCTTTGTATAAAAAATGTAGGGATAAGTTTTCAGATAATATTAAACTGAAGTGGGTTCCTCGGGAGAGGAATTTTGCTGGGTTTGTCCTTGAGGATATGTAGCCTTTGGGCTCTCTGATGTAGGATTATTTTCGTTGTAATAATCTAATATCCTTTGGAATAAAACTGAATCACTTTCATACATATCACCATTCTTTGTTTTCTTAACTAGTTTGGCGTGTCGTCTAAGTTTTTCTTTATCTTCCCAACGTACACTTATTGTGGTGTGTGAATTACCAACTTTTCTTCGTGCCATATCAACCTATAAAACTACACATATATAAGTCTTAATAACAACCAATCACTTTTATGCCATGTTCAAACAAACAATAGTCATCTATCCATATTGGCTGTGGTTTACCATAACCGTCTGTGCCATAAAGATATCCAAGCATAAATTTATCTGTAATTTTAATTCCAAATGCATCATCTGAAAATGGTTTTAAACTTGGTGTCATAGTAGAACGTTCAAGACCGTTTGGATAAGCAGATTCATAATGACCTAATCCTAATCCATGACCTAATTCATGTAGGACTATATTATATACAGTTTGAATTGGTAGAGGTTGTCTTTCAAGATTTATTTCAAACTTGGTCAAACCTGATTCTGGATCTTTATAACCATCACCAAAATTCAATGATAAAGCAGTGTTGTTTACTGCTTGTAAGAACACAACTATGAATGTAAATTTATGAGAACTCTTAGAAAAATCAATACCTGTATAACCTAAAGCCTTATCTTCATCATCATTCCATGCTTCAAACGTTAAGAAAATATTACAATGCCTATAATCATCAGGGATTTTATTCCAATGTTCAACGTAAGGAACCGTTGAATGTATAGTTAAAGTCCAATCTCCTTCTGGTAAAAATTCTGTCATTTCTGTTTGCCAATCAAGTATGGCTTGATGAGAAACCTTCTCTACTTCTAACCAATAATCCCAATCAATGTAAGTTGGGTTTGGTTCAAACAAACAAACGTGTGGATTTTTATCATGTCTTATACCAAGATATTCATATCTATCACTTCCCTCATCTGGATATTGTGCATAAGCATTTAGTAAAGATACTGTGGATAGTGTGCATAATGAAAATACTATCAATACTATAGATACTATTCTTAATATGTTCACTCTTTTTATCAATTTTTATGTAATATAAAGATTTATATTTGGCTATATTAATGATTAGATATGGGCTCTATAATGAACGCCAAATACAAAGGAACCTGTCAGTATTGTGATTCTGAATGGAAGGTCGGAGATAAGATATATTATCAAAAGACACCAAAAGCAATCTGTTCAGAAGAAAGATGTTTCAATGAACAAGGTGGTAAAGTATCTGAATGGAAACCACAAGATAAAAAAACAGGTAGTTTCAATACTCAGCCAGACACTAATTTGAAAATGGATATACCAGATGTGCCTGTATCTGATGGTGTTAAACAATGTGCCGAAATGGTTTTACAATGTCTTGTAACAGCACACCATATGACAAAGTCGTTGTACCCTAAACTAGATGAGGAGACACATACCTTTGGACAAATCCGTTCTAAAATTACAGACCAACTATTATCTGTTTGTCACTTGACAAAAGAGTAGGTTTATATTAGGTATCTATTTCTACTAATACAATGAACGTATCAGAAGTCGTGGACATTGAAGGTTCTTTCCAGAATAGCGTTGCTATTAAATCGGGAGATAAATTCACAGTACAAGGATTCAGCGTTAGACACGTTGAGTCACTAGGCTCAGATATAGTAGAGATTAAAACTACTGAAGGACTTAGACATTCCTTTGGAAAAACAGTTATTGGTCAAGCTAAATCTGAATACTGGAACGATGTCGTAGAGAAATGTGTATCGAAAGATGCATCTGACGGACTTGATGTATATGTTGTTGAGAAGGAAGCTGAAGGTACAGGCAGAATCATGCTAGCACTTTCTATGTTCCCACCAAAACAATAAATACTTCAATCTTCTTTTTTTTATTATGGCATTAGAATGTGATGATGTTGATTCTATTTTCGAAAGACTTATATTAATGAGGAAGAAATTACGTAAGCATGGTAAAACAAAAGTGCCCGAGATGTGATTGGGAGATGGGTGAACTTAGTGCTTGTCATTTAAGATGTCCTAACTGTGGTGCAGAGATGGATTGTTCTGATAAGGGGAGCACTTGGTAATGAAGTGGCAGAAACAACCTAATGGTAAGTGGAAACTATACTCAAAAAATGTAAAGGATTATAATTACTATGCAACATACTCTTATAGAGATAAGGTAAATTCTAAGTTAAAAAACATATGGTTAGAATGTACAACAGAAGGATGTAATGAATGTGGTGGTAGATATAATTTAGCAGAACCTTGTCCTTGGCATTTGTCAGATTCATATGAACATAGAAAACAATTTACAGAGTTTTTAAGAAAAAGAAAAGCGAAAGCAAAAACAGCAAAGTCAACAGAAGTTGAAGAATACAAAGGTTTATATGAGTAATGTTTTCTCAGACTGGTAATGAGTAGACTAAAGGGAATCACCGGTAGAAGTAAGTCGTCAAAGACTGTACTTATGGCATCAGACATACATGATATGTCACGGATGGCTGTCTGTTCCGACACACCTTACAACTCTGAGTTAGACCAAACTATGAAACTAACAGGTTTGCAGAAAGGTTTGAATCAGGCTTGGAAAGATGTTGCAGCAGATGTAAAAGATAAGTATGGTAAAGTTGACTTGATGGTCTACAATGGTGAACCAGTAGATGGAGCCAACAAAAAGAATTTGGGGCAACAATCTTGGACTACAAACCTAGAAGATGGAATGCAAGACTTCATGAAATTAGACAGTCTAATAAGTAGAGATAAAGTTCTACTTGTAAGAGGTTCTAATTATCATACAACTGTAGACGGCACTAATATTGAAGAGATATTAGCAGATAGAATGGGAGCAATCCGTGCTAAACCATGGGGAGGTTCTGGCTATACTGATGCTTATGCTATGGTTAATGTGTATGGTAAAGTATTCAACTTCTCACATCATATAGGTTATTCAAAGTCCATGGCATATAGGTCAACTGCTCTAGCAAGAGAGATGGCTAATATGCACTTCGAAGATGACAAATTAGGTAAGATTGATGTGGTCGTAAGAAGCCATGTTCATTACTTCTGGCACCATGAAAGTGTTAACAGGCATGGGATAATAACCCCTGCATGGAAGTTTGCTGACTATCACCTTTTCCGTGGTGGTGTTGCAGGCACAACTCCAGACATTGGAATGGTACTAGCACAAGTAGAACCTAATGGGGATATCTATGTTGACAAATTCATTAAAGATATTGGTGTCAAACCACAGCAGGTGCATATAAAATGAGTAAGAAGAATCAGATCTTCATTACACTTGAAGACTCAGACTTGGAACTTTGTAAAAGTTTTAGAGAAAGAGTTTACGATGCACTACCAAAAGGTAAGAATACAATACCTTCTATAGTTGCAAAGGCTATGGGTGTTGACAGACGTGCTGCTTTGATGGCTCTATCACAACTAGAAAAGGAAGGTAAACTAACTTCCGAAATGGGCACTATAAAATTTGAGAAATCTACATCAAGGTGTAGAGTATTCACAAAATTATAACCCGACTTCTTCTTTTTATAAATCAGATTTATATTCAGGTTAATTTATATAGACCATTCTGTTAGGAGTCTTTATGTTCGTTAATATATGTTGGAAACGAGATGGAGAGATTAAGAAATCATGCGTTCATATTGATAAGTTATTTCCTATGGTAAAGGAGATAGAATCACAAGGCGTTAAGACTTGGTTCGAAGTTTCAAAATAATTAAATAAGTTATTTAAGTTATATTATTTAACTTATATAACATTTTTATTTTTATTATCACTTTCATTTTACCACGAGTTAGGTTTATATTGGGTAACTATTTCTATACACTATGGCAAAAATTAAAACAATTTCAGTATCAAAAACTAGTGAGCCTATCCTAGATAGACTTAATGAACTTAGACCTAATAACATATCATTTAGTGAAATGATTGCTATCGCTTCTAATGAATACATAAAGAATCATGATCCAAACAACATGAAGATTGATGACTTTGATTCAGAAAAGAAAGTAGTACCTAGTTTCTATTCAGACATTACTGTATGGAGAGAACTTATTATGAAATCAGATAGTGGTAGACTTGAAGAAATTCAAGACAGACTTATCCAGTTAGAGAACTTAGTCAGACAAAGAGAAGAGGTACTAATGAAATGAATGCAACACCTTCATATTATACAGACGAGTTATATGAAATACTATCATCACCAAAACACACAGAAGTTATTGATGCATTAAGACCTAACAGTACATATGTTTTAGATATTAGTAATGAAAAGATAATTGATATCTATGTTGAAACAGGTAAGAATTTCATGACATATTTATTTGATGCAGTTATCAAAGTGATAGCAGATAAGAAAGGTAGTAGTGCTTTAAAGACTTATAGAAATTTAAGAATTGAATTGACAGGTTCAACAATAATTAATATGCATGACATAACTTCAAGGGAACATGAAGGTAAGACAATCACATTTGATTGTACAGTAATCGCAGCAGAACCTCCAAAGACTTATGTAAAGAGAGGTGTGGCTGTGTGTGTTCTTTGTGGTAATGAAGAAGAGTGTGTAGCAAACCAAGATAGAGAAATCAATATACCAAGATGCACCACGCCTTCTTGTAAACTAGCAAAGATGAAACTAGATTCTTCAAGAGTAGTCACTGATGATATACAGACTCTGTTAATGCAAGAGCCTATGGATAAAGCAAAGAACCATAGCCCTGTAATATTAATGGGTAAGATTATAGGAACTAATGTAGGTACAGTATTCATTGGACAACCTAAAAGAATAACAGGTATATTTAGAAGTATTATAGATTACAAGACAAACGAGAATGAGATACTTATTGACGTTGCTAGCATTGAGGACTTGGAAGAAACTGAACTCATTAAACCAGATGAAGAAACAATATCAAAGTTAAAGTTAAAGTCTGAAAAGGAACCAGATGAATACAAGTCTGAAATAGTAAACTCATTTGCTCCTCACATATTTGGTTACAGTGAAATAAAAGAATCTGTTTTACTATCATTACTTGGTGGTTCAAACAACTCTAAGAAGAGAGGTGATATTCATATGCTAATGGTAGGTGATCCTTCAATGGCAAAGTCTGAGATTCTAAAATCAGCAAAGAAGATTACACAGAAATCTCTATACACATCAGGTAAAGGAGCAACAGCAGCCGGACTTACAATAGGTATGGTTAAATTACCAAACGGTACACAAGTGGCACAAGCAGGTGTGTTACCATTATGTAGTGGTGGTTTTGCATTAATAGATGAGTTTGATAAAATGGGTAGGGAAGATAGATCTTCAATGCATGAAGCAATGGAACAACAAACAGTATCTATTGCCAAGGCAGGTACTAAGATGACACTACCAGCAGAAGCAACTATACTTGCAGCAGCAAATCCAAAGTTTGGTAAGTATGATTCAGACCAATCTTTAGGTGACAACCTTGAGATACCATCTCCATTAATATCTAGATTTGATATCATTTGGTTATTCTTAGATGATGTTCATAGAGATAAAGATAGAGCAAAGGCTAAACATATTATTGAATCATTTAAGAAAAATGATAGTAAAGATTATAATACATACTTAACTGATACAGAACTAATGTCAGTATTAAATTATTGTAGAGAATTAGAACCTGTATTAAATGATGAAACAGTAGAAAGAATATTAAAATTATATGAGAAACTTAGAGAGTTAGGTAGAGAAGAACAACAACAGAAACTACCTGTGGGTGTAAGACAACTAGAAGCAATAGTAAGAATGTCAACAGCACACGCTAAACTTATGTTAAGAAGTCATGTGTTACCTGAAGATGTGGATGCAATACAAAAGATTCTAAGTGACTCACTTGATTCATTTGGACTTGACTTAAACAAAGGTGGATTTAATCAGACATTCTTAGACGGACTTAAGACAAAAGACACCAAAGAAAGAATCGCTTTGAGTGTTTGGTATAAAGTAGCAGATGATAAAGGTAATGTAAAGTCTGAAAAATTCTTGAAAGAATTAACAGAAGCACCAAAGTTTGATGAGAACTCAGCATCAAGATACTTTGGTCAATGGGAACAACAGAATAAAATAAAGATGAATAAGGATGGTACTTGGAGAAGAACATAATGGAATTAGATACTAAGATAATATTAGTAATAGCAATAGTTGCTTTCAGTACAGTATTAATAGGTGAAGCATTTGGTGAACAATATAACTTTACTAACACACTACCTAACTACTTAGAGATAGAACAGAATGATGTTATATTTTTAGAAAACTTTACTAATTCAACCATTAATCTTCGTCATACAGGTGGGGTATTTAGTACAAGTATAAGTACTAATGGAACATGGACAGGTAATTTTCCATATGATTATGGTGCTTATGAGTGGGTAACAGATACTAACAATGGAACAATAGTTATCAAAGAAAAACAATTAACACAACAAGAGATTATTGTAGAAGATAATATTATACAAGGTAAAGTAGAACCTGACATACCTGTAGCAGTAACAGTTGTATCACCTTCTAATGAAGTAACAAACAAAGTCATTACACCTGATAGTAATGGTGACTTTGAAACAAAACTAAACCCTGATGAAAAAGGAGAACATAAGATTTACATCACACAAGATAGTCATACATTAAGAACTACATATACAGTAGAAGATGAGTTTAAGAACTTAGAACTTAGACTTGATATATTAAAAACACTTAGAGATATCTTGGAGATAATACTTGGCAAGTAGATGGTGGATATTCATTGCTTGTGCTTGTATATGCTCTGGCTTTTTATTACCTGTTGGTATAGTAATAATGGTTTGGTATATAATTGATTTAATAATGAATAAAGACACACCTTTAATTAATACAGGTAAACAATATATTGATAATCATTACACACAAAATATTGATAAGTTTAATTACTTTGACCAGAAGGGTACAGAAGAAGAAGATAAGAAAGAGGAAAAACAAACATTTAATAAGGGGGCTAATAAAAACAAACCTATGGATTTTATGGATTATAAAACAAGGGATGAAAACAAATGAGTGAAGAAGAAATAGAAACACCTGTTGAAGTTGAAGAACCAAAACCTGAAGTTGACTTAAGTCTTTCTCAACTTGCCGGACTTGGTGCAGTTTCGGAAAAAAAACTCAACGGGTTTGGAGTAACAAGTTTAATTGATTTATGTGTAAGAGGTTCTCGTGAGATAGTAGAGATTACTGGAACTGCTAAGTCAAAAGCAGATGCATGGGTATTTGAAGCACAAAGAATACTAGAACAAGCAGGGTTAGTTAGAGATACTACAATGTCAGTAACTGAATTAATGGAATACCAAGAAAACTATCATAGAATACCTTCAAAATGTGAAGCAGTTGATGAGTTGATTGGTGGTGGCGTTGTACCAGAAGCAGTCTATGAAGTCTATGGAGAATTCGGCTCAGGTAAAACTCAATTCTGTAACAGTCTAACTGTTGAAACTATCAAAGATGGTGGTAATGTAGTATGGATAGACTGTGAAGATACATTTAAACCAAGAAGAATACAAGAGATACTACAGGCTAGAGGATATGCTGTAGACTCTGATGACTCTAAGAAATTCTTAGACCAAATAACATATTTCTATACACCTAATACTGAACATCTAATGGGAACTATTAATGGATTATCCAAAACACTACAAGAGAAACACCCTAGAATAGTAATCATTGATGGTTCAATAGGTCAATTCAGAGAAGAGTATCTAGGCAGAGGTACACTTGCTGAAAGACAAAATCAAATAGCAAGACTCATGACACATATCAAAAACATATCATACTTCTTTAACTGTACTGTGTTGTTTACAAACCAAGTACAAAGTGATCCAAGTATTATGTTTGGTGATCCAGTGAAACCAATAGGTGGTAACATTGTAGGTCACGCTTCCACTTACCGTATGTACTTTAAGAAGTCAGGTAGGAAACGCATTGCCAGAATGGTTGATTCTCCAGAACATCCAATGGCTGATGCAGAGTTCACTCTAGGGGAAAGAGGCATTCAAGATGTTGAGGAATGACTTAAATATGTCACCTTACATTCTAAAAGTTAGTAGGCTAGATTCAGGTTATATTAAAAAGCCTGACACGGTTTCACGTTTTTCCGGCATTGATGCCTACTGATTAACTCTTATGAATCCAAGACAACGAATGCGTTTCAGTAATAGGAAAGCAGTTAATTGGTTATTAGAAAATGGTTATGATGAGATATGGTTAAAGGCTCACACTAAAAGACAAGACTTAGTATACACAGTAGGTCAATGGTACAGAGCTTTAGATTTATGGAATCTATTTGATGGTATCTGTTTTGATAAGGGGGGTAATTTAATACTGATACAGATCAAAACAAATGCGTGGGCTAGTAAACAACCTATCATAGATTTCTTACAAGATAAACATAGTCTTAAAGTATTAGTAATTAATGTTAAACGAAAAGGAGAAAGAACTTGGGAAGTGTTGACCAGAGATTATGAAAGTCCAATATAATGTTGAATATATATTAGCATATAAAGTTTAAGGTTTATATAGGACAGGTTTTAACTACTACTGTGCGTATAACAAGCAACAAAGAATACATTGGTAGTGGAGAGGACACCTGTTTCGATATACTAACAGAGTTATATCCATCAGCTAGTATTAAAAGACAAGTAAAGTTTTATACATTAATGTCTGATGAATTTAAAGACACACTTGGAGAAAGACAGATGAAAGAAACATTAGATATTGTTATCTTCGAAGCAAGTGGTGATAAGATAGTAGTAAGAGTTCAAGATAGACATCATAAAGGCAAGAGAACTGATGATGTAGATATCATACAGAAACAAATGCTTGAGTGGAACAAATGTAAAGTTGTAGATGTTTGGTATAATGAATGTCCTAATATTTTCTTAGAAGAAAACACTAAAGAGAGTAGACAAGAATTAATTGCGTGTCTTAAAGACTCAAAATTACTTTAGTTATTTATAGATATCACTAGTCTTTTCTTTATCATCAGTTGATTTCTTTGCATCAATTAAAAGACCAACCTTACTTTCAGTTATCTTTTCTCTTAACATCATTAATGCACATTCAACTTCAAGATAATTCATTTCTTTTTCAGCCACATATTTACCAACCAGACTATCTAGGTCATCATACATACTCACTATGTTATCCCATCTAGGACTAATGGTTTCTTCTTCAGCCATACTATCTTTTACCGAAGTTATACTTTATAAACTTTGCACTACATTTTGAGCACGTAGGCTTACCATTATACGTACACATATCAGTTGGCTCGAATTTCTTCCAGCACGTAGTACATCTATTTGGAACGTCCAACTTTATACCTCGCTATCAACGTCAATGTTACACCAATAATAGGTATCATTTCTAGAGTATCAATACCATATAATAAGAAGTCAACAACTATACCATGTCCGTGTAAAAAACCTTGACCAAATACACACTCCAGAGCCCACCAAGAATGAGGGATTTGAAGGTATAAAATAACTGCTGATATCGAAAGGCTCTCAACCATCCTACGATTATACCATTCCATGAATCTACGAATGTATGACATAGGAAAATTATAAATTTGACCTTATTTATATCTTTACATATGATGGACTTTAAAGTAGTAGGCTGTGATGAGAGGGGTATTTTCTACGGAGAAACTGGTAGGATTATTATATATCTTAGCAACCACGAAAACCTCACAGATATACTAGGTACTATAACCCACGAATTAGTTCATAAATGTATCAACGACTTTGATGAAACACTAGATGAAAAACAAGAGGAAGATATAATATATCAAATGGCGTGGGCTAATGAGTCATTGGTTTAACACATCTAGAATTACAATAGTATTTTCCATACACATTTAATGAAGATGTCATATACTTACCACAACTACGACATAACCAAGTCAATTCTCTGTTGCTTGACCTGCATTTTTTGCAGAACCTATACTTCCTTGAATACTTTTGTCTACCAATTTCATAACCAGTGAGTGTAAAACCACAATTAATGTTTGCACATACAAAATCATACTTCTTTAATACTCCCATTACTTCCACTCATCATTTAATTCTCTACGTCTATGATTAAGTAGGGCACCTGCGTTTACAAACTCATCATTAAGATACTCAATGATTTCATGTGCTTCTTCTTGTGTTATCTTTCTTGTTCTACTTTGACGTAAAGTCTCAACAACTTTCTGCATAGCACTCTTTGGTTGGTTGTCAAGCATACCTATTATAGTCACAGATAAATAATGTGCAATAAATTTCTCTCTATCAGTTAATTGCATGACCAATCGTTATCCTTCTCCAATATAAATCTATGCTTTTTTGCGTACTTCATACACGTAGGACATATCTGCCACTTCCAACTGTATGCGCTACTTCTATATGAACCTCGATTATCATCAGCCCAAGTATATTTTCTTCTTAACCATAGGTTAGTAGTCTTTACAGTTTTGTGGCACCTTAAACACCTCATACTTTACAACCCCATTGTTTAGCCATAGCATTAGCAATACCTGTGAAAGCACGACTTCTATCAGTAGAATTTCTAGGTGTTTCATACCAACCTCTTGTATATCTATGACCATTCTTTGTAGTTATGTATGTTATTTTTACTATTTTTGTTGGTTTTAATTTAGGTAGGTTCTTCAACCAAAGACAAGTTTTCTTAGAGTGGTCATGTCCAAATTGGTATGGTTGTATTATCTGATCATACTTAGGAAGCTCTGCCTTTAACGAAGGCACTGGATTCTCAATACAAATCTTTTCTATTGGTGCATTAAGTAAAGACATAAATAAACTTGTGTCTATTTCTTTGTTTTCTTTTTCATTAAGTCTAGCTCTGTTTCTACAAATAAATGTACAAACAGGGTGTCCTATCATCATATCCCAACCTTCATCTAAGTGATTTAATACATCATCTTGTATGTGATATTTATCATTACCATTTTCATCTGGTTTTATATCACACGACCATGCATCATGTCCTAGTTTTCTAAATGCATCTCTTTCTATACCTGAGCATTCACAAGCAAGTAAAACTTTCATAGTTCTAACCCCATAGACTTAGCAAAGTCATCGAACTTTTTATATTCCTCTAGGAATAACTGACCAACCTCAGTAATAACAAATACATTCTTACCCTTAACCTCAATCTTATTCATCATACCATTTGTAGTAAGTTTAGCGATGAATGGATTGATTCTTTTATAAGATAGATTAGCCTTTTCTATCAGGGGGGTGATAGTAATACCATCACGCCCTTGATAGTTTGTTGTATCTAATATATCATAGATAATTTTTTGTTCAGAACGATATGACTTCGGAATTTACGAGTGCACCTCCTCTGATTTTTTATCTTGAAGATGTGGATTTACAAAGCCCGTAAATTCATTATCTCCATAAGGATAGATATCATTTTCATGATAGTATTTCATCTCCTTGTATTCATTATCAAACTTGTATGGTTTTTCTATAAAATACAATAGGTTTTCTGTATCAAACCCCTTAACTTCTACAAGAAAGTTTGCAAGAGATATAATATTACCATAATCTCCTAACCATTTATCTTCTTCACTCATTTTCTTTCTCCTTGTCACAGAAATAACTACCAGTTACAAATGGTTCTGTATCATTACCACGATAATATAGAATATCATCTGGTCTTACTATCCTATGTATTTCAGTACCATCTAAATATAAATGATCACGTCCATATATACAATCAAGACAGAATTTATTCTCACTCATTTCGATTCCTCCTTCTTTCTAGGTAGAGGTCTCTTCTCAATTATCTTGAAGTATAGTTCAGGTAATTTAAGTCCATTCTGTGCACCTCTTTTCATTATGCCCAACAACTTTCTAGTAGATAGTTCTGACGGATCAGTCACAACTACACCATAAGGTGCGTAGACACCTCTTGGTCTTCCAAACCCTACAATCTTTCTTATTTCCTTCATGTATGCCCATTGCTTTTTATCATGGTATCTTATACCATCATTCCAACGACTACCACCACTATAAATCTCTTTGAACTCTTCCCATGCAGATATTATCCACTCGTCAAACATTTTACGTGTTTGTTCTTCACGATATACTTTCTCAAGTTTCTCTGAAAAGTGAGCACCTTTAAATGAGTTAACACAATCAGAGCCAACCATCATAGTCATCTCTTTACTCTCACATTCAATGTAGTGGTCATAAACTATTGGGTGTCCACATAATTCACAATGTAATTCACCAGCTAGGTATTCTGCTATTGCATTACCCATTGACCAACCTTGCACTTGTGGAAATCTTCTCTTGTAGTTTGGGCGACCATTTAAGAAGCCATCAAACTCACAGACTTCCCAATCCTCAGCAGTTGTTTCATGCTTTGCAAAGTTTTCTGCTTGTACTTGTGTGTAAGAACTCATTCTTTACTCTCCATAATTTTATTTATCTCATCAAGTTTAATCTTAGCAGTAAATAATAGACCGTCATTAAATCCATTCCTACACTTGTCTAAGATTTCATCTATCTCTATTAATTTAGAGGATATTTCAATGTGTTTACTTTTATGACTCATCTCAAATCCTCCCTTTCATCATGGGTTTCATCAATCTGCCTGAATATATCTTCGTATCTTTCAACGAGTTCAGGCTCTAACATTTCTTTTGTTAGTGCATTTATTAAGAATTTAATTTTTAAATTATTTAAATCCTCACCTTGTTGCAACTGTTCATGTAGTATGTGAAATACATTCATCATTCCAACGTGAACTTGGTCGTGTGCAGAATCATTACCATTCTCAAAAATGTATGGGTAACTCTGCGATAATAAATCTGGTTTTTCAATATCTCTACGTTGCATTTCTATGAGATAAGGAAAGTCTACTTCATTTAATGAGTATTCTTCATCAGATTCCTTTGTTTTTTCGATTATCTTATAGGCATGAATCATACCCATAATCATCCAATCGGTTTGATCTATTTCGTTATTCATTTTTTATCACTTTGTATACAGGTTTATCCTCATTATAAATGTAGTGTTTTTTACGCTTTCCAAAGCTATACTTTGAACGGTATCTAACATTACCATTACAGCAAGGACATCTCTGTTTTTCTTCTGTTCTTTTTATAAAAATATTACAGCTTGCACAGAAAACATTGCCGTTGTATGTTCTATTGACTTCTGCGAAGTCATGTCTACCTATACACTTATTGTTCAAGGTGTCCACCTCGTAATAGGTCTAAGTATTTAGTCAAAGGTATTCTAACCTTAGTATCTTTAATTTCTTTTTTCTTAGAACTCATGTGATTATAAATTTGCATACATTTATGACCACAGAACTTATCTATCAGTTTTTTTGTAGGGTTTACCTCATGTATATTTCTACCACATAATTGACAGTCTTTTGCATAAGATTTAGCCAACCTTTCAATTTTTGTATTTTTATACCAATTTTTAAAGTATATTTTCCTATTTTCATAGGCGTGTCTACTATTATACGCTATCCTTTTACAGTAATTACTACAATACTTTGCATTATAATGTCTACCTTCTAAAGAAGCATTACATTGTAAACAATGTGTGTGCATACGTGCTCTCCTTTTTAAAGTCCAAGCATAACCCTTACTTATAGTAGGAGTTTCTTTTACCACAGGCATTTCTGACCATGATTTTATTTGGGCTTCAGTAAATTCTTCAGGGTGTAGTTTAACAGCACATTGACCACATAGTTGCCATTTTTTCCAACATTTTGCTGTTTTTCTATAGCTTGCCTTGGAAGTTCTTGGACAATTCTTACATCTCATGCGTTATCAACCTCTTTTTTCCATTTAACAGCACATTTTACATGAACAATCTCATTAGACCATAAAACAAGTGAATTTGGGTTTAAAATTGCATTTCCACAATATATACAATCTATATGACCGTCATTTGCATAAATACCGTCAATAGCGTTAAAAACGTCATTTTTTGCAATTTCAAATTTCATTTTGAAAATTCATCTCCAATTTTTGCCTGAAAAAAAAGTATTATTTTGATATTAGTTGGTGTACAACTCATCAGGCTACATCCCCATAATGATATTGATTAATAACATCATCACATTCATCACGTAAACAATAAACACAATGAGCAGTACGGTCAGAACGTTCTTTACATTTTGCGAGATACTTTTCTCCTTCTTCAATGTTGCGTTTGCACATACTACATACTCTCCATTCAGAATTGCGTACTAGAATCATGCCTGTTCATCTCCTTTCTTCCAATCAACGTAAGGTTCTTGCGAGGATTCATACACAACAATTACAACATCTATGTACGCATTGTTATTGTAATGTAATTTATATTTAATATCAATTAGATTGATTGAAGGATTACTTATTAACCATTTGTTAACTGTTTGATCAATAGGTTCGGGATGTCCATCTTGTGTTGCGAACATCTTAATCCATGTACTCATTGTTCACGCACCCTCTTAAATGTACATAACATCATGTCTCTTGCTTTTTCTATGCTACTTATAAATCTTCCGTGTTTAAATAACATATGTGTTTGAAATGTTTTTTCTTCATAGAATCTCTTATTACATTGTGTGCATTGAATAAAATCTTCTAGTCCATAGTATGCTAACAAACCTCGAAGTAATTTATGTTCATGTCTTGGCGACATAATTCTTTTCTTCTTAACTTTTATTTTATATCTCATACATGAACCACCAGCATAAATATTAATTTAGGTAGAATCAAATGACCATGACCTATTAAATAATTAATCATTTAATGCACCTCGTAGTAGATAACATCTACCTTATTATTATAACAAGCAGTACAACCAGAGCATGATGATAGTATTTCATACAGTTCTGGTTTTGATTCTTTGAACTGGTCTTTAATTGAATGACCAGTATGACATTTGAATCCATCCTTGCGTTTGTTAAACTCATCTGTTGTTAATGCCACCGAGCAATTAACTCCTAACCTACGTGCTAATTTTGTTGGTGGCTTACCATTAATATTAAACGCTGACAATCTAATGTCAAGGTTATCAGGTTTGTGTAAACCACTCTCAATCACACGCTTTACCATTCTATATTCTTTTGTTGGCAACCAATGTTTTACATCAGGCGTATGTTCTGCGATATAAAATACATCACGTAGCATTTTATCTGATAATAAATCTCCATTGTCAAACCAACGAAACTCTTTGAATCCTTTGCGTTGTATAATAAATACCATAGCTTCTTTCCAAAAGCTTTTGCTTACAGATTCAACAGTTCTTTTTGATTTAGTTATGTAATTCTTAAAAGCATAGCAACCAACCATACCATAACATATAGAACATATACTATTCTTTATCTTTTGTAAGTGTCCACCAGCTTTACAATTACTAGCACTATAACCAAACGAACCGTTCTCCATCTTACTTGTTGATGTCAAGTAATCTGTTGTCTTACCTGTCAGATAGAAATAAACTTCCTTAAATGTTTGCCACTTAGGAACTATCTTGAAAGGACTATCTTCTACATAATTAAATGCGTGGTTAATACCAAGCAGATAATTATATAGAACGTAATTTAAATTAATCAGTTCTTGTTTCATCTTGTTTTACTCTTGATTTATATTCATCTTCCAAAAACTTTCTTGTTCTTTTATCTTTGATTTGATCAAAGAATACTGTATCGAATATTTTTCTTTCGTCTAACAAGAAAGCAATCTTAGATAATATACCAACATCTGTTTCAGTAATATCCACCTTACCAATCTCCGTGTCGATTTGTGTAGGATATATTTTTCCTTTAGGAACTATACATAAGAACTTCCATTTTGATTTGTTATCTATTTTTCCGTCAGGGTTGTGTGGATCATATGTTGCGTGTTCGGAAAATCTTGTGTGTGGTTTTGAATTGATAAAGGCAGTACCTTGATTATCAACTTTCCAAATACCATCAATTTCAAATCCATCATCTACTGCAACTACCCTATCATCAGGGAACATTCCAGCAATAACTCTTGCAATCTTGGTTCTCTCTTGTATTTTATATTGTTCTGTGAATTGTTCAACCAACGATTTAATTTCATTAGTATGATACCAATCCTCAATACCACTACATACTTTGTTCCTATTGCGTAGTTGAATAACTACGTCTTTATATTTTACATTGAAGATACCTTTGTTAAATGTTTCTTGGACTTCAATCTCATCATCACTATTAATATCATTAAATGTCTGTATGATTCTTTCATTATTAAATCTCTTTACTCTTATTAAATTGTAAAGGTCTTTAGATAATTGTTTAATCTTTCCATTCTCTAATACTAATAGAGTTGTTTCCCTTTCAGATATAATTTGAAAGGTCATTGATAATCACCCTCATGTTCATGGTTTAGATACTCAACCAATCCTTCTGTTGTTGTATACTCTGATGTATACTTTTGTATCTCAGTAGTTGTTAGTAATACAGTATTAATCCAAGCCTTAAAACAATCAGGGCAACCAGCTAACCATGTTTGCCAATACTGACCTCTAACATCTTTTATTCTCCAATAGTGATGAGGTGTTCTTTGTCCTTCAAACGTTTCATCACAAGACCAGCAAGTCCATTCATTTCTATGATGAACTGTCTTTAACTGGAATCCGTTATTAGTATGTTCACTCATATCCAGTTAAGTTTAACCTCTTTATTAATATGTCAGTCATGGTTTCTTCTGTTTGATTAGGAATTTCACCACCTCTAACTGCTTTAAGAACTATTCCAAGTATCATTCTATCATATTCATTACTAAATAATTTGTCATGTTTATGTAAGTTTATGATTCTTGTTATACAATTTGTTTCAAAGCCATTTCCTTGAGTTAATACTTCTTGTGTGTGTGGATTTTCAAAGAACTCATCATTAAGAATTGTCTTGAATATTTTCATATAACTATCTTCAGTAGAATAAGTTCCACCTCTTATGTTAAGACCACTACCTTTCAAACTACTATAACCACCAATACCATGCTTGAATCCATTATACATTCCAACTCTCTTCATCATATCTTTATCAACCCAAGCAATTATAGCTGATTTGTATGTGTCATGATCACTATCTTTTATTAGTTCTCTAACTGTTTCTAATTTCTCAGCAGTATTTTTATCAGGCAAACCATATTCAAAGTAATAAACTTTAATGTCTTTATTATCTTTATCAATTTGTTTTAGTTGTCTTACTGTTAGATCACCTTCAGTTGTCGTAAGTGTTTTACCTTCAAACCAACTGACAAACTGTTCGGGGGTATCAACAGTTAAACCTTTTCTTGCTCTACAATATAATATACTACCCTTCTCATATCTAGTTCCGTCATATCTATAACCATTAAAGAAATCCTTTGTGTTTTCAAAGTTTTGTTTACTATTATCAAATTGAATTATTCTATGTGGTTCTAATTCATTCTGTTCATTAACTTCACCTATTGTTGATGAATAGTTCTTTCTATTTCTCCAGCTTCTATTTCCCCAAGCAGAACCACCCCAAGTATGTCTATTAAATAGAGATACTGGTTTATCATTTAATATTGTTTGAGAACCTTTACCTTTCTTAGCTCCTTTAATTTTTAATTTATGTTCTGCTTTATATTCTTCACCAATTATGACACCCCATTGTTTTAAGACATCATACTTACCATGCTCTTTACATCTTATAAATTCTAATGTATCATCTTTGAAATGTTGAACAAACATATTCATCATGTCTGATCTCAATGATTGTAAAGATATAATTGTCTTACCATCTTTAATTAAACTCTCTAAACTCTTTCCCCATTGACTACCAACTGTTGGGTAGTGATCATTAAGTGTGTCTAATACTTCATTGGTCATACTATCAAATATAATACGTTGTGATAATTCACTTCTAAGATTTGAATGATACAATGGTTTGTTTAATGTTTGTCTGTAATCATCAGCAGAAGTTAACCAATATTTCTTGAATGATTCTTTGATTACTTTTGCTAACAATTTTGTTATTGCTTCCGTGCTTTCTCTTTCCAAGTCATCACGATTTGCGTTAGGTTTGTAAACTCTTTCGTTTTTAATATTTACATACCAATCACAATTTTCTAATATTCTTTCAAGCCAATTATCATCCCATGATAATGAATTAAAGTTTGTGTTAATAGGAACACCTACAAGGAATGTTTGATTACCTTTATAATCATCTTCATCATCACCATAACTGTAAGGTCTATTATCAGAACCAGTTTCAATGCTTACATTACCAATGGCTCTTTTAAGTTTACCCTTATCATCATACTCATAGTTAGTTGTAGTTGCTAACACAGCTTTAAATTCTATGTCATCATCTTCATAAGCTATGTTATGAATAAAGTTAATTGCTTTAACCCTACGATATAATGAATCTCCTTTTAGTTTCTGAATCTCTTGTATACCTTCACGTTCATGTGTGTATTTTCTAATATTATTATTCAACACCCACCATGTATTAACAGAATCATATTGTTCTGTTGCCATGACTTGATCAGGTAGTTCATCATCATCACTATTAGTAATCTCTATGTTTGTTTCAATTTGTGAGAACTTTGCACAATCTTTTATTGTTTGAATAACTTCATTAATAACTACGTTTGGTTTTAATATCATTTGTAGTTTAGTTCCATGTGTATCTAATGTTGGTTCTTTCTCAACTATTTTCTTTGTAGCTAAATCTTCCTTACATAGTGCAGTATAATATTCACTACCTTCTGTTTCTTCTCTTGTCCATGTATTTAATACCATGAAATCTGTAAGCATTTGATATGAAACAAATCCCATACCGAATTGTCCTACTTCATTACCTGATAAATTACCTGACTTACCAAGAACTTTTATTACTTGTTTGAATACTTCCTCACTAATACCTAATGAATCAACACCGTGCATGATGAAGTTTCTTTCCTCAACATCTATCTTAATATCAATGCGAGGTCTAGCTCCGTACTGATCTCTTGCTGTTCTACAAGCACGAGCTTCATTATTATATAACTCACGAACACCTGAGTTAAAATCTT